TGCCCAGTTTGGGCCCCCCCCCGGGGAACCGTCCGGGGAGAAAGCCGCAATGGCTGTGCAGGGCGGCTGGATGCACGGCACTGATCTGGATGCACACCCGTACTGTGTGGCATGGAATGGCGAACCGCTGAAAGCAAGAAAGGAGAATTAAGCCATGAAAGCACTGAAAATTGAGCCGGGCAAAGCCCCGGAACGCATTGACGTTGCCAACGAACTTGCAAGCCTGCAGAGCCTCGTGGGCGGCTATATTGAGGTGATTTACCCGGATGAACGCCGCCCGGTCGGCCTGATCTGCAATGAGGAGGGCAAGTGCTGCGGGCTCGAACTGAACAGAGCCTTATACCAAAACGGTAAGCCCTACGACATCATTGCCGGCACGTTCTTGGTAGTTGGACTTTCGGCGGAGGACTTCACGGATCTGCGGGAAGAAGATGCAGCCTATTTCGAGAAGCTGTTCCGCTCGCCGGAAAAGTTTCAGCGATTCGCCGGGAGGCTTGTTATCTCCAAGGTGGTTCCTGGCGGGGTGTAAACCCCGCCTTTCTCAAAAACCGAAAAAACCGAATGGGTTTTTTCGGTTACGTTCGCTTTTTTGGGTTTTGATGGGTTTTGAAAAACACGAACATAAAAGTGAAATTCAAGGTCGAAAATTCAAATTTGAAGGTCAAATATCAAAATTGAATACGAGATAGTTCTTGATAAATCGATGGTTTTTCCAAATGCGCGTGAAATGTGAAAACCCATTGGGTTTTTTAAAAACCGAAAAAACCCATCTTCTTAAGAAAAGAAGAAGAAAAAGAATAAGAAGATATGAAGACTATCGTCTTCATCACGCGCGGGCGCGCACGTTATATAGCCGACGACGAGGACGAATCCAATTGATGAAGAACAGGATCATCGGTGCGGCCAAGCAGGTAATCAACGGAACAATCCAGTTTGTCCGCAAGCAGCATGAGCGTTTTTCCAGACGGAGGATCTTCTGCATTCTTCCAGCGTGTGACGGCTCCAGATGAGATGCCAAGCTCTTTGGCAAGCGGATTTGGCTTTGTTCCGCGGATTTCGCACATCCGATAAAAACGTTCCCAAAACAACAAATAGAACACCACCTTTTTGTGCAAAAGCATGAATCTCACAAAAATGAGAATATCGTATTGATATCTCACTTTTGTGAGATTATAATATATCTAACAAATGATTCATTCACCTGTTAGACAGAAAGGAAAAACAACATGGAGAGATTTATAGCACCCATGGCTACATGGGAAATCGTGGGCGGCGACCTGCCGCCTGTCCGGGTTCGTGCCCGGACATTCGATGAAGCACTTGCAAAGGCAAGGCTTCGCGATCCCGGCTATTGTGCCGGATGGGTCGTTGAGGAGGGCTAAACGATGATGCTGAGCATGACAGAGACCGATTACGAGAACTGGCGCGATGGTCTCCGCTGCGGCGGACAGGAGGAGTACGGCACCCAGTACACAGCAGCTTCTCTCTATGAAGGGGGCTGGAGGGCAGATGCTCTTCCTGACCTGATCGAGCAGTTCAACCTGACTAGCGACGAGGCCGAAAGGATTTACAACGAACTGCTTGATCTCGAGCAGAAAGCCAAAAGCGAGGAGACCGAAGCATGAAAAACATCAAGGTTGAATGGTGTGAGAACTTCATCCGGGCGGCTTTTACAAAGCACATGCCGCCTCAGCTGAAGAATCCTGGCATTGAGGTGAACTACTTCTGGACGCTGGCAGAGAGGGCGGGCCTGTGGGTGCGTGGCACATACGGCTCACCGATGAGCATTGCGCTTGACAACCTCTGCACGGTAGAAAGCGTCTGCGATGGGGAAGGCCATTGGATGTTCAATGCTTTCCGGCTGAATCCAAAGGAGGAATGAAGGACGTTCGACAAAGAACTTATGAAGCAGCTGACCACTATTCCGGTCCAAAATCGGGAAGAATGGTTTGCCGAGCGTGACAAGCTGGAAACGCTTGCCATCGAAATGACCCGCATAAATGCAAAGGACATGGTGCAAAAGTACGGCATCGCACGGGTTCTGAGGGTGCTGGCGGCGACAATCAAACAAAATCCCAATGATTACGATGCGGATGTGGTGGAAATGGCCGGATGGATCCCGCCGGTTCGATCGGGCCGGAATGCAGAGATGTGGTTCAGCTCGACCATCCACAGAGCATACGTCCAAGACCTATTTCGCCAGTATGCGAACCTGCGCAAGCTGTGAGAAAGGAGCCTAAACCATGAAGAACGTCATTTTCACCTACGACAGCCGCGCGAAGGGCGAGGAAGGCGAAGCCAGCATGACCATCCTGCTGGATGATGACCGAGCAGCGGTCGTTAAGGCTGCATACGATAACCGGCAGGGGAGCAGCGAGATTGAGGACATCCTCTTGCGGTGCAAGGTCGATGACCTGTGCGCCGCTTGCGAAGCACTCCGGGGGCGAAAGTACCTTCGCAACAGCATCAAGTGCGTGGAGATCGAGGGGGCTTGAGCCGTGAACATTGAAATCAAATATCAGGCCGAGGATGGCGAGATTCGGTATTACCACTTTGAGTCGTGGGAACTGGCTGAAGACGATGCCTTTCGGGAAGCGATGCAGGAGTTCCGCAGCACTCGCACAGGAAAGAACAAAATCCTCTCTATCCGGGATGCATCGATTGGTGCAGGCCGCAACTGGAAAGAATAACCCGCCTGATGATGGCCGCTGGTATCGGCCGAAACCATTTTCGTGGCATCACGAAGATGGTCGCGGGAACCAACACCGCAAACCAAGGAAAGGAAGATTCACATGAAGTATGAGATCTACCAGCTGAAAGAGGACACCATGGAGCAGGTAAAACTGCGGTTCATGGCATCCGATCAGGCCGCACAGCTGGGCGGTATCCACCGGGAGAACTACCGCCGGGTATATGGCGGTGAGATTCCGTCTGTCCCGGAAGTGGTCAGGATGCTTCTTCGCCTGTTCGCACTCTTCAACGGGTCGAATCGACCCGTTGATTTCTCTGGCCACAGCATGAGCGTGTCCGATATCGTGCGGCTCACCGAGGATGGTGCATCCAGCTGGTGGTACTGCGACCCCTACGGCTGGATGGAACTGAATGGGGAAGAATGGGGGCAGACCTGATGCGTCACTACACAAAAGCGGAGTGGCGCAAGATCCCAGAGTCCTACAAGGGACGTTGGGAAGCATCTCCGTACAACCTTGAACGAGTGAAGCGGGGCGAACTGCCAGCTGAGTACATCGGCAAACGGACAACCATCGTCAATGACGAGCATCGCGGTACGGTGCTTATCACCGAGGGTGCGCACTTCGTCATTGATGACTGATTTCACCAAATCGAACAAATGTCCACAAAGAAGCGATTTGAGCCGCATATCCTATCGGACGGCAAATTCCCTGCGGAAGAATAGAAAACGCAAAATAGAGCCATCGGAGCGGCTCTGAGCATTATTTCCGCTGGCTCAGAATGAACTGCAGGAAATCCGTAACCTTTTGGCGTTCTTCATCTGTTAACTCCATACGCTGCACAGCGGGGTCAACGGTGCGCCCCATAAGGAAGTCCATGGAGCAGTCCAAGTAGTCAGCGATGCGCGCCAGACTGTCGGCGGCAATCATGCGACCGGTTCGCAAGTTGGAAAGAACGCCTTTGCTCATTCCGAGTTCAGCGTACATATCCTTCAGCTGGATATTGCGTGCCTTTGCCTGAATTTTGATGTTTTCCGCAAGGGCGATAGAATCATACAAATTTTCGGTTGTCATTTTGTGTATCCTCACAAAATCCATCAATTGATGCTTAAACAACTTGAAACGTTGCAATTGATGGATTATAATACACTTGTACAGAACAAATGTTAAGTGAAAGGGTACAGCGCTTACCATTCAGCGCGTTCCCCCAGAACCTCTCAGCAAAGGGGTTCATTCGTACCACGCAATACGAACCATGAACGTTGACCTCCTAAAGACAAGCGCCGCTGCAAAGCATAGCGGACAACAGCCGCAAGTTGGATGCTGTGCAGTTATAGCGCCGCTCCCATGACAGCTTCGCTTAACGACAGGGGAACGCGTTGAATGGTGGGTACTGGCTCTTTCATTTTATCAGAAATCTAACAAGTGTTCAATACACTTGTTAGATAAATCTTTGTTAGGAAGGAGAAAAAGCATGAAAAAGACTACGATGCCGGATTGGTGCGTGGCTGTCAAGAAGGCCATGATCGACCATGACGATATGACCGTTACGGAACTGGCAAAGGAAACGGGCTTTTCTCGCTCGCATATCAGCCAAGTCGTCAATGGTGTGCTGGTGCCGTCCGAGAACGTCCAGGGCGCAATCGAAAAGTGCCTGAACATCAGCGGGGTGGCGTACCGGAGCTAACCTACATCTCAAGTATACCAGAAAGGACGGCGTGAAAAAATGGCGATTGAAAGCCAGAATATTTACAAAAATGCGCGGAAATCTGCTGGTTTTACGCAGGAAAAAGCATCGCAGCTTTTGAACGTGTCGGTTGACAGCCTGCGGGACTATGAGCAGAGCCAGCGTCCAGTGCCCAGCGATGTAGCGAGCGCCATGTGTGACGTGTATCAAGCCCCATATCTGGCCGTGCAGCATCTGCGGTTGACATCAGATCTCGGCAAACGGGTCGTGCCTGAGATCCAGTTGAAAGACCTGCCGGAAGCCGTGCTGGGCGTTCTGGCGGCGGTTCAGCGCTTCTGTGCAAAGCGGGAGGCAATGGTAGAAATCGCCGCAGATGGCCAGATCGCTGAGAGCGAGCAAGCCGAATGGGACGAAATCATGTGCTTGGCCAACGACCTGAATGTGGCAATGAACAATATGCGTTTTTCGAAAGGAGGACGGCAGTCGTGAGCAAAGAGTCGTATTTCATCGGTTGTGCAGAGGTTGCGGAACTGGTTGGCTGTGGCAAGTCCCGGGCATATAAGTACATCCAGCAGATGAATCGGGAGCTGGAAGCAAGGGGAAACCTCACGTTTCCCGGCCGGGTGCCCCGGCGGTATGCGATGGAACGCTTTGGTCTGGGGGAGGTGCAGGAGGATGAAAGCACAAACGCTCGTGCCGCTGGCAGCGGCGGCAGCGGCGCAGCTTCTGGTGGTCGGAAACATCGCCGCGGCGTTCGCTTTCCAGCAGAAGCCGCCGGTTGAAACGCTGGTTACGGTACCGGTGGTGGCCGAGATCGAGCAGGTTGAATGCGTTCGTCAGGACCCGGTTCCGTATGAGCCGGTTACATATCAGGTGCCGCTGGATGCGGAACTACAGTCCTACACGGAGAAAATGTGCGACCTCTACGATGTGCCCTTGGAACTGGCTTATGCCGTCATGCAGGTCGAGAGCGGCTTTACCCCGGCGGCGCACAGCTCTACCGGGGATTATGGATTGATGCAGATAAACAGCATCAACGCCGGGTGGCTCAAAGATAAACTTGGTATAACGGATCTGCTGGATGCCCGCCAGAACATTCAGGCCGGGTGCTATATGCTGGGTATGTATCTCAGCGAGTACGAGGGCAATGTGAATTGCGCTCTGATGGCCTATAACCTTGGCGCAACCGGAGCCAAAAAGGCTTGGTCTGCTGGCACGTATAGCACAGCCTACACGGACAAGGTGTGGAACGCAATGGTAGGGCTGCTGGAAGGAGAAAGGGATGTTTCATAAGATGGCGCAAATGATTCAGATGCACACCGAGAAGGAGCTGCTGGACGAAGTTTTTGCAACGTATCGGGATGTTCAGGATGCTGCCGCCGAAATGGCGCAGGTACTTCCGTGCCCTCGATGCGGAAAGCAGACCATGAAGATGCGCTTGCACAGCAATGCTCTTTCCCGTCAAGTTCCGGGCATCACGATTTGTGACCGCTGCGGAACCGAAGAAGCACTGGAAGATGCTGTTCACCAGCCGATGGATGTTCGCAAGTGGGCACTGATCGAAACCTACATGAAGGGGGCAAACCTGAAATGAAACGCAAAGAAAGGCATTTGACCGTGATGGGCTGGGTCGTTGTTGGACTGCTGGACACGCTGGCCGGCGTAATTTCCGGTGGGCTTATGGCCTTGTGGCAGCTGCCCAGTACATATCGCTGGCGCGGCTACTGGGCAATTGGCGGGGAGTGGATTCTCATTGTTGGTGCAATCATTATTGCATCCCGCCTGATGCACGAACTGCAGATGCAGGCGCTTTTTGGAGGAAAGAAGAAGAATGACAAGGTGCGCTCGGTGTCACAGGGTCATTACAGATCCGGCGGCAATCGAAGTGGGGTACGGCGCGAAGTGTTACGTCAAGGAGTTCGGAAAACGGCTCCGAGCACCCGCAAAGCCCCGCAGAATCAGGACTGTCACACAGCCTAAAATCACCGCTGAGCGCCAGATTGTAGGGCAGCTCTCGGTGTGGGATATACTCGCCGCACACGAAAAAAGCGCTGACCAGAACGGCCAGCGCGCTACAAATGGATAGAGACCCACACATTCCGTTGGCGCTTGATGCAGGAACATCAAGCCGGAAAATGCAGGTCTCCACCACACACAACCATATTGTAGCATAATCGGTTGATTTTTTCAACAGGTACGAAGCGGCGGTCAGGAGCGTTCCTACTGCCGTTTTTCTATACAGAGAATCAGGAGGTACACATGGAAAAGGAAATTACTACCACCAATCAGACCACGGCGTTGGCAGATAGTCTGATTGTGGTGCAGCAGCTTCCTATCATCAAGGAGCAGCTGCACAGCATCAAAGCACAGGCTCAGGAGTCCGTCAAGGAGGCGCTTTCGCTGGCCTGCACGGAAGAAACCCTCAAAGTTGTCAAGGAGCGCCGGGCGGCGCTGAACCGTGACCGCAAGGATCTGGATGCCCGGCGCATGGCCGTGAAGAAGCAGATCATGCAGCCGTTTGAGGACTTCGACGAGGTTTACAAAGAATGCGTTACGGACGTGTACGGCCCGGCAGATGAAGCGCTGAAGGGCAAAATCACGGACGTAGAAGCCGGACTGAAAGCCGACAAGGAAAAAAAGGTCAAGGATTACTTTGCTGAGATGGTCAAGGCCAGCGGCGTTGAGTGGGTCACCTATGAGGATGTCGGCGTTGTAGTCACGTTGACCGCAAGCCTGAAATCCCTGAAAGCCAAGGTCAAGGAGTATGTGGAAAAGGTTGCGGCTGACGTAGCCTGCATCAACGGCATGGAAAATGCCCCGGAGATCATGGCCGAGTATAAGCTGTGCGGAAGTTTGGCTGTTGCCATTAACAGCGTGAGCCAGCGCAAAGACCGTATTGCCCGGGAAGAAGCCGAGCGCAAGCAGCGTCTGGAAGCCCAGCTTCGGGCACAAGAAGCAGAAAAGGCCGTTCTGGATGTGGCAGAGGAAGAACTGTCTGCGCCTCAGGTCATGGGCACCGAACCGCCCGTTATGGACGAGCAGGAGACTGAGGACTCCCAGAAGGAGAGCACGGAACAGGTCATGAACGCAAAGTTTGCTTTTATGGGACGCACGTTCCAGTGCCGCGGCACTCTGACCCAGCTGCGGGAACTGAAGTCTTTCGTAAATGACAAAGTCGATGAAATTCAGAAGTACATGGATTCCATTGGCATTGAGAATCAGGAGGTAAATAGCAATGGCTAAAGCAATGCAGCCGCAGAAAATGCGCTTTTCGCAGGCGATCCAAACTCCGATGTACAAGAATCTCGTGAATAACACGCTGGGCGATCCGGCGCGCGGCGCTCGCTTCATTGCCAACATCACCAGCGCCGTTGCTGTCAATCCGGCCTTGCAGGAATGCAACCCGGGCACGATTTTGGCAGGTGCCCTTTTGGGTGAAAGCCTGCTCTTGCAGCCTTCGCCCCAGTTGGGTCAGTTCTATCTGGTGCCCTTTAAGTCCAAGGCGAAGCGTGACCGGCAGGGCAATGTGATTGAGCCTGCAAGCGTGAAGGCACAGTTTATGCTTGGCTACAAAGGCTATATCCAGTTGGCGCTGCGGACTGGTCAATACAAGCGCCTGAATGTGCTGGAGGTCAAGGCCGGGGAACTGAGCGGATGGGATCCATTTGAAGAACGGTTCCATGAGATGCACTTTATCGAAGATTTTGAAAAGCGTGCAGCGATGCCGACGGTGGGCTACATTGCACACTTCGAGTATATCAACGGCTTTGAGAAAACGTTGTACTGGACTGCAGACCAGATGATGGCTCATGCGGACAAGTACAGTCAGGCGTTCAGTGCAGCAGCATATAAGAAGCTGCTGAACGGTGAAATCCCGCAGGACGAACTGTGGAAGTACTCCAGCTTTTGGTATAAGGACTTCGACGGGATGGCCAAAAAGACGATGCTGCGTCAGCTGATTTCCAAGTGGGGCATCATGACCGCCGAAATGACCACGGCTTATGAGCGAGACGGGCGCGTTATGATGCCGGACAGCACAGGCAGTGACCTGCTGCCGGAAGCTGCGGAGTATGCAGATGCCGGCCAGAGCGAGCAGGAACCGCCTAAAATTGAGCGGACAGCCAAGACGATGGACCTGCCAGAGCCGGAAGCGGATGCCGTTGAGGAAGCCGTTGATTTGGCTGCACTCTGATGGTCAAGTACAACATTATCAGCACCGGCAGCGATGGCAACGCCACGATTCTGGAAGATTTTGTGCTGGTAGACTGCGGCGTGCCGTATAAGGCGTTGGAGCCGTATGTTCCGAAACTGAAGCTTGTGCTTCTGACGCATATCCACTCAGATCACTTCCAGAAGCGAACCATCAAGCGGCTTGCCAGTGAGCGACCGACACTCCGCTTCGGGTGTTGCCGCTGGCTGGTGCCGCCGCTCATAGCTGCAGGGGTGCCGGAGCGTCAGATTGATGTACTGACCCCGCGAACGTTGTATGGGTACGGCCTGTGCAATGTGATTCCGGTAATGCTAGCCCATAACGTACCAAACTGTGGGTATAAGGTGCATTTTCCGTCTGGTAAGGTGATTTATGCCACTGATACCAACAATTTGGATGGCATTCAGGCAATCGGCTATGACCTTTATCTGATAGAATCGAACTACCGGGATGAAGATATACAAGCCAAAATCCAAGAGAAAAAGGTAGCTGGGCAGTATGCCTACGAACTGCAGGTGCTCAGAAATCACCTGTCAGAAGCGAAATGCAATGACTTTTTGGCACGGAATATGAAAGCAAACAGCGTTTATATTCCGATGCACGTCCATGTGGACAAGGAGAACGCGCATGATTGTGACAGCGAAAATTGAGAAGCTGGAGAATGGAAAGCTCGTCCTGAAACCCGACGTAGACATCAGCCGGTTTCTGGCGCAGAAGCGCCCCCGGCGGGTAGAAGTCCGTCTGGATGATGGGCGAACCATTTCCGCAGACCAGCGCCGCAAGATTTTCGCTATTATCCGAGACATTTCTTTGTGGTCAGGGCAGGAGCCGGAAGAACTTCGGCTTTATCTGGAATGGGATTTCTGCTCCCGCTGCCTGCGGGAGTGGTTCTCCCTCTCGAATTGCGATATGACCACGGCCCGAGAGTTTATTACATACCTGATTCAGTTTTGCTTCCATTGGGGAGTGCCCACAAAGGACAGCCTGCTCACCCAGACGGACGATATTGGCAAGTACCTGTATCTTTGCCTTGAAAATCGCCGGTGTGCAATTTGCAACCAGCCTGCAGAGGTGCACCATGTTGACCGCGTGGGCATGGGTCGAGATAGAGAAGCTATCGTCCATGTTGGGCTGAATGCGATAGCCCTTTGTCGGCGGCACCATGAAGAAGCGCACCGCAGAGAAAAAGCCCTGTTTGCTGATTACCATATCTATGGCATCAAGCTGGATCGGCATCTATGTAAAGTGCTTTCGCTCAATCAAAAACCGAAAGGGGAGGTGGAGCGTGGCGAATGATTACATAAAACTGTGGGTGAAGGATTACAGAGCATTGCTAGAACCGTTCAATGAAGCGGAACGGGGCCGAATTCTATGGGCTATGATGGATTACAAGGAAACTGGTTCAGAACCGAAGTTTCTGGGGAATGAGCGCTTTGTTTGGGCGGCAATAAAAGCCAAAATCGATGCTTCCAATGAAGCATACGAGCGTCAGGCCGCTGCCAATAGGGCAAACGGTGCCAGAGGTGGCAGGCCTCGCAAATCAAAAGAAAATCAGGAAAACCCAGAAAACCGAATGGGTTTTGAAGAATCCACAACTGAGGAAAATCCAGAAAAATCAACCGGCCCGCCTGATGACACCCCGGAAAGCTACTGGGTCTGGGCTGGATGCGACAGCATGCTTACGCCCTACATGGCAGCAGAATTTCGGGATTTGCGAGAAACCGGGGTGGAAGATGCTTTGGTGGTTGCCACGCTGGAAGAAGCGATGCGCCACCAAGCGAAGCACCCATGGTGCTATGCTAAGCGCCTGCTCGATCAGGCAGCGGCGCAGCACGTTACAACGTTTGCCGAGTGGGAAAAAACTCACATCAAAAATAAAGGAAATCGGGTTGACCGAGAAACGCCGAGCGGAAACAACATTCTAGGTCTTACTGACAGCCTTGGACGAATAAAGAGAAGATCGTTCAAAAAACAGGATGTTCCGCAGGGCAAAGGGGGCGATTCCAATGGGGAGTGATGTTCGCCATGTCCGGGGTGAAGCACAGAAGGAACTTGTAAAAAAGTTTGAAGTGTTTTCGAGCAATGGTCGGTCACGCTGGCAGGTCTGGAGCGATTGGATCACCATGAGTGCTATTGCGGTGTCCAATGCGACAGATCAGAGTCACTTTGACGAACGCGAGAAGCAGTACTTATCAATCGCAGGAAAATACACGCGGCCGGAAATGGAAGCATTTACGGAAATGCTGGCCTTGTTGGTCATGGCACTAGAGGACAACCCGGAACAGGACTTCCTTGGCGAGTTGTATATGTGCTTGGGGCTTGGAAACGACCATGCAGGACAATTCTTTACGCCCTACCACCTGTGTGAGTTCATGTCCGCAGTAACGACCCCCGCAGAAGAGTTTCAGCAGAAAATCGGAGATAGGGGATGGGTTGCGGCCTGCGATCCGACCTGCGGCGCTGGGGCCTTGCTGGTGGCGTTCGCAAACGAATGCAGAAAGAAAGGCATCAATTATCAGACGGATGTGCTGTTTGTGGCGCAGGACATTGACTACATCGTGGGCATGATGTGCTATCTGCAAATGAGTCTGCTTGGAATGCCGGGGTATGTCGTCATCGGTGATACGCTTGCAAGCCCGTCTGTGTCTTATGACAAAAGGGGGCTGCTTCCAGTTGACAAAGGGAACGTCTGGTATACGCCGCTGCTCAGGATCCCGGTTTGGCAGTATCGAATTTTTATGGCGCAGATGGAAATGGTCACTCAACCGATAAAGGAAGAGTGTGCTGCAGATGCGCCAAAATCTGAACCACAGAAAGCCCCTGAAGCTCCTAGAAAACTCGAGAAACCAAAGAATAGGGAAAAGCCCAAAGCCGCTAAAAAGCCGCAAAGAGCGCCGGAACAGGAACCGGTGTTCTCCGAGGGCAAGGGTGGGCAACTTAGCTTTTTCTGATAGGAGGACAATATGGATTCCACCACACACACCACAACCACAGTAGAGTTCGTCGATTGGCGAGCTAAAGCAAAAGCAAAGCTGGAAGCTGAGGACAAGCTGTTCAAGGGCGGTCGTGCCGCGAAGAGCGTGCAGAGTTATGTTCTGCGGACACTGCTTGGCTTTGTAGACCAGGAGCCGCGGTTCGCAGAGGTCGTCTGCAATACGCAGCGCACGTTCTCCGAATGCTGCGCCGCTGTTGTCAACAACGCAGGCGAAGTTCTGTCCGACCTCGAAACATACCGCCGCGCCGTTCAGTTTTACTTTCCGAACGCCGAGGTTTCGTTCAGCATGAACATCAAACTGACCGGCGCACCGCCTACGGAAGCTGAGATGCAGGCTCCGGCTACCGTCAAACCGGAAGATGCATCCCCCAATGTTCCGAAGCAGGCGACACCGGCTCACACGACCAAACCTGCGTCCAAAGCAGAAAAGAAACCGGACGCGAAAAAGCCGGCAAAAAAGAAGAAGGAAACGCCTGCGGAAGACGATATGCAGCTTTCCTTGGATGGGTGGCTCTGATGATTTTAGGATTCAAAGGATTCAAGCCGGGGCTGATTGCTACGCTCGGCGATGGCAGCTACCAGTACCAGCCGGGCGAAGTAAGCAAGACCGAAAAGGCAAAATGCGCCAATACGGGTTTCCATTACTGTCTGGATCCGCTGGACTGCCTTAACTGGTATGCTTGGAACGGAAAAAACGAGTTCTGGGCTATCGCAGCTGGCGGTGATATCGATGAGGATGACTACCGGACTCGAAGCAGTTGTACCGAAATTGTACCGCTTCGCAGGCTGAAAGAAGACGAGTTCCTTCTTATGCACGCAAATTATGTGTTTGAGCATCCGGCAGAGAAATTTGAAGATTGCTTCAAGAGACCGTTCCATATTGCGTATGGTCAGGGAAAAGAACTGGCTGGCGCACGTGGCGAATGGCTCTGCTTCATCGTCCGGGGAAAAAATGAATTTACCTGCATTGCTCAACCAGTCGATGGGGTGAAGGTTTTGCCCGGGAAAAACTACACGTCGGAGAGTTTGGAGGCGGCACACGATGAAAAAGGCTGAAGAATTAAAACTTTATGCGCCGGAGCCGAAGCGGCCAGAGCTGGATGCGGCGCTGTGTATGTCGGTTGCAGAGGGGCAGGGCGTGGGCCGCTACATCAAGGGAAAGGTGCTGACGGTGGCCGTCTGGGACAAAAAGGAAAAGCCTCTGGTCGTGTGGCGCTTTTTCGGGGATTACTGGACGGGGGAGCTTCGTGGGAACGAGAATCCGAAAAAGAGCGAACTTTCGCCGCGTGAAATTGAGGTCAGACCTTGCCAGTGTTTGACATGGAGGACCGAAGTGCCGGCAACAAAGGGAGAGTCGGAGCTTCTGCAAAACTATTTTGATGACCGCAGACCGGGTTATCTGGTCGGCATTGTAGAAGATGCGCTGTCAGCTCATGCCAGAAAGAAGCGTGAAGAGCGTAATGCACGGCAGGCGGCTGAAACCCAGAAACTCTTTGAGAATCTGCCGGAACCGCCAGAGGATTTCGGAAAACAGGTTTTGAAAGTGTGCAGTGATGCGGGCTTTCTCTGGGTCACCAACGACAAGCAGAGCGTAATCGAACCCGGTGGAGTTGAGAAGAAGGTCTCGATTCAGCGGGTAAGGTGCGATTGTTGTGGCGGCGAATATACGCTGTCAGAACTGCTCAAGCACAAGAGCACGGCAGTGTGCGAGTGCTGCGGGGAGAAAATGCAGGTTCGTAATACCCGCTATTCGGTCAAAAGGCTGTGGGCCGCAAGGACATTCCTTTGGAGCAAGCCGCAGGGAGATGGGGTCTGGATTCGCCGCTATCTGGTGTATTTCGATTTCAGCAATCGTCGGGCAGAACTGGAATTTCATGGCCGGGGGATATGGTGGACGGACGGAAAGACCATCAAGCAGTGGAAACGCAGCTGGAGTGAAAAAGAGGAATATATTATGTGCCAGCGCCCGAAGTTATCCGCAATGCTGACGGCCCCCTCTGGTCCGTATCAGCCGTATACATTGGCATCCCATACTGACCAATTTGAGAGTGATGTTCGGAAAGTGCTGAAATCTGAATGGATGTACCAGTACGACAATCATCTCAATTTTCCATGGGAGGTTCGTCAGTGGGAAATCGTGAATCGGTATCCGATGGCCGAAAGCCTTGTGAAAACGGGCTGGGCTGATGCGCTGTGCTCTCAGGTGTACGACGAATATGAACACAGCACCCGCATCAATCTTCGCGCAGAGACCTATTACGGTGTGTTTGGCTTAAACCGTCAGGAACTGGCCGTGGTCTCGCAGAGCAAAAAGTCGTTCCGCGAGGTGGATAATGCGCTGGAATGGAAAGAAGCCGGCCTCGCAATCAATGGCAAGAACATGGCAATGACGGCCAACATCCGAAATCTCTCAGGAATGGCCAAGACATTACAGAAAAGCGGAATGACGCGAAGCTTGAAATATCTCCGCCAGCAAACAAGACGAATCACGGGTAGCTACAACGGCCATATCGCACTTAGAGTTGCGCAGGACTGGTCGGACTACCTTGACATGGCCGAAAAAGTGGGGATGAATATGCAGCTTGAAAGCGTGATGTTCCCGCTCGACTTGAAGCGCCGGCATGATGATCTTGTGCTGGAGCGCAATAAGCGGCACCGGATGGAAGTCATGAAAGGTGCAAAACGCTCTATCGAAAAGGAAGCGGAACAGCTGGAAAAGCAGTTCCATATCGAAAACATCTACAAGAAGATCCGCAAAATCTACGAGTACGATGGAGCGGAGTACATTATCCGGGTGCCAGAGGGCGCAAAGGACATTTTGCAAGAGAGCAAGTTCCTTGACCACTGCATCCAGCGTGGAACTAGGTACTTTGAGCGTATTTCTGTTCGGGAAAGCTACATTTTCTTCCTGCGAAAGAAGTCTGACCCCAATACGCCGTGGTACACCTTGGAGGTGGAGCCGGGCGGTACAGTTCGGCAGAAACGCAGCTATAACAACGACCAGTATGCAGATCTGGAAGATGCCAAGCCATTCATCGAGGAATGGCAGCAGGTGGTGCAGGGGCGCATGACAGCATCGGAAATTTCTTTTGCAAAGCAGTCCAAAGAAATCCGTGCACAGGAGTTTGCAGAGTTAAAGGAAAATGGAAACATTATTCGCACAGGCGCGAATGCCGGTAAGTTGCTGGTTGACGAGCTGATGCACGACCTGATGGAGGTGGAAAAGCGTGTTGGCTAAAATCGAACTTTCCCTTGCGCCGTCTAAGGCAAAAGGACTCTCGGAAGATGAACGCTTAGAGTTGGGACGGCTGCTCTTGAAAGCGGGGTATCGGGTTGACATCGTGCGCCGCCGTCCAAACGCCAACCCGGGCACCCAGTACGAGTACTATATGATTCTGGACAAGGGGGATAGCAATGCCTGATACCCGCAAAGGACACAACCCCAGCGGTGCGCCGGACCCTACCCGGGCGCGTGCTGAAAATAATATCCAGAAGGACGAGAAACGGGTGCATGATCTTATTCACGTTCTGCGGTATGTGGCAGATGCCGCAGGGTTTGAGATTGCAGAGCGCATTGTCCTGATCGACAGTCAGTCGGGGAGGATCTATCGGTGAACAGAACAAAAAACGAATTGGCGGATTACGCATGGAATCCTGTAACAGGATGTCTGAAAGACTGCCGATATTGCTACGCAAAAAAGAGCGCTTTACGCTTTGCCAGCGACTGGAGACGAAATCTTGCAGAACGTCCGAAGGTTCGGCAGGTCGGAGCGAACCTCTTTGAGTTGGACGCTCCATGGGAAACCACGAATAACCGCTTTCTGAACAACCCAACCGGATTTATGCCCACGATACATAGGTATCGTATGGATTGGCCACAAAAGGTCAAGGTGGGCTCAACCATCATGGTATGCACGGACGGTGACTTGTTTGGTCCGTGGGTGCCGGAAGATTGGATCATTCAGGTATTCGCTGCGGCCGAAATGGCACCCCAGCACCAGTACATTTTCTTGACGCAGTATCCGGTGAGATATCAGAACCTTGCAAACCATGGGGTACTTCCACAGAAAAACAATTTCTGGTACGGCTCTACCGCAACGATTCTGTCAGACAGCGTGTGGGCAAACGAAGAGTATAATACGTTCGTAGCCATAGAGCCGCTTCTCGGACCGTTTGAAGGCGATGCAACAAAAGCGTTCCGAAAGCTGAAATGGGCAGTTATTGGAGCGGAAACAGGCCAAAATGCCGAAAAGGTTATTCCAAAGGCTGGATGGATACAGGACATTCTGACATCGGCAGATGCAGCTGGTACGCCGGTGTTTATGCGGAGCAACATGGAAAGCATAGTGGGCGCTGAGAATATGCGCCGGGAAAAGCCTGCGGCATTTTTGCAGAAAATCCCAACAATGGAACAGAAAAAGCGGCTGTGGGAACATTGCACCGTTTGCGGCAAGTACCGGCCTATGAAGGAAATGTACGCCCTGCTCCTGCGCAGAAAGCGTGGTGATAACCCGGAGCGGGTGGCTTATATGTGCCCTGAATGCTATGTGAAATTCAGCATGAAGCACTTTGAGAAAGGAGAAAAGGAAGATGAAGTTTGAGCGAAGTGAACTTGGAGCGCTGTTTTCCAAGTTGCGCACGGCGGTGCCGGAGGTTCGGGCGGTGGGCACCAATGATGCGGGAATCTTGTTGAGCGGCTCCAACGCATACGCCACCAATTTGGAACTGAGTGTCCGTGCCGGGTTGTCTAAACCGGTTGAGCAGGATGTGGTGGTTCCGCCTCGCGGAGTCGATTTCATCAGCGGCACGGTGGCACCGGAAATCAGCATCGAGTCAGAGAAAGGCATCCTTACTGTGAAGTCCGGCACAGCGAGGGCACGTCTGAACACTACGCCGGCAGAGAATTACCCGGAACTTTCAGGTCCCGGTAATGACGCAAGACGATGCGTTGTAGGAGCCAGCGATTTAAGCTGGGCTATTTCCAAAGTTATCTATGCGGTAGCAAAGGATGAAAAACACCCTGCTCACCGCGGATTGTGCTTCTCGCGCAAAGGCGAGGATGTTCTGGAAATCTGTGCACTGGATGGTTATCGGATGGCAATTGCAAGAATCAACTGCACAGCTGATGGCGATTTTCGCTTTACGCTCCCCGCCGCAACTGCAAAAGCAGTTGATACGATATCCATGGATGGTAACGTGGAGATTATTCGCGATCGCAAAAAGGCTGTTTTCAGTGACAACAACTTTGAGGTGAAGTCTCGCCTGATTGCGGAACCGTTTCTGGATTATAGCAAAATTGCAGCCCAAAAGAGCGAGGGAACCAGAATCATGCTTGACAGGAAAGAATTGTTGGGCGTTCTGGGGCGCGTCAAACTTGCTCGGTCTGCAGACGCAAAGGAAAAGAGCACCTTGGTAATGGATCTTGAACCCGGCGGCACGGGCAGAGCATCGATGCGTAGCACGATTGCACAGATGAATGAGGAGTTTTCCTTCAACGGAAAGCTGGAAGAGCACCTGCGAATCGGCTTTAATCTGGAATTTTTGAGCGAGGCTTTGAAGTCGATGGAAGGAGACGAGGTCAGCGCATGGGTGGTCGGCCCTCTGTCCCCCGTAAAGCTGATTGAGCCGCAGTATGAAGCGCTGGTGCTTCCCGTTAAGGTAAGGGGTGAAGCATGATGCAGGGTAGAACTTTTCGCGGGCAGTCCCCAGATGGCACTTGGCATGAGGGATTCCTGATTCGCTCCCCGGGCGTGAAGAACAGCCGCCCGGGTGAGGGCTGGTACATCAACTCCGAGCAAGAGCCGGCATACGCCCATCTCGTCAAGCCTTTTACGATCGGCATGAACACAACTCTGACGGACGGAAACGGGGCACCTGTTTTTGAGGGGGACATTTTAAAAGACGATCGATGCGGCAAAGATGTGATTTTTGCCGTAAGATACGGCGAATACATCGACTACGGCGTAGGCCATATCGGTTTCTACGCAGAATTTTCGGAGAACCGAAAGGAGTTTGTCGAGCATGGTCTTGCAAGCCTGGTTCTGACTGCAAAGGTGATTGGAAATGTAGTGGATACGCCGGAGCTGATGGGCATGAGCACTGGAAAGGAGTAGTAGCATGAAGTGGATTGAGACGATTACCCCGAAACAGGCAGCTGAAGAGCTGGGAGTACCTTATCACGGCTGGATGAGAGAGATGGATCGGGCATGGATCAGCGAAGACCAGAAGTACAGCGTGATGTCTCGTTTGCTCCGCACGGAATGGGGCAAGGTCGAACACGTCACGATTACGGCGGCAGAGGGCGTTGGCCGGAGTGACGGCAGCGGGGATATCCCGTGGGCCGTCAAGATGGAAATTAAAAACGACCTGTTCGGCGAGAAGCGAGTTGCCGTCGAAGTGTTCCCAACGCAGGACCGGCTAGTGGACGTCTGCGACTGCTATCACCTCTGGGTGTTTGAGAAAGGTTTCCAGCTTCCGTTCGGCATCCACCCGCGCGATAAGAAAACGGTGACGGTCAATCGCGGCAGTACCAGAGTTCGGGCCATTGACGGCGCGGGACGCGAACACAGCATCAAAGAGCTGCTGGAAGAGAATGGTGCGGCAGACGTTCCTAAACAGGCATATGCACAGGCTATGGCCGGGTATATGATGAAAAATCTTCTGGGAGGGTGATGCAAAATGCGGCTTTGGATTGTGCTGGTGGTTCTGGCGGTGATGGCTGCACTTCTGATTTATGCGGCGTGCTGCGTGGATGGTGATATAGACCGCCAGAGCGAAGCGCACCCGCCGAAACCAGAGAAAGGACGAGACGATGGCAAAGTATGAGATGCTTATCGCTGCATCCGGGAAACGTGGCTCTGCACTCCTGCCGTGCGTTGTTGTCGATGAAAAGGGCATTAAGCGTGCTGCTGTACGGGCTAAGGCGATGGCTAGAGCTTGCTACCCGGAGTATGAAAAATTCAATGTGGTGAAGATGAAGGTGGTTTCAGATGAATGAAAAGGGATTTATGGAACAGTCGAACGCAGCGATTAAAGCGGCGCTGGAGCTGTACGCGGCTGACCATGGGAAGTTGAACGATGGTGACAGCTTTACGACAAAGCTCAATAACTGTGTGCTCACCATTTCGCTGAAAGATGGGAGCTTGGACGTACAGTTTGACCCGGACGCAGACGTCGCGGTGGACACCCCGTACACACTGGACATGAAGCTCGACATTTATGAGGAGAAAGACAATGGATGAGTACATCAACCGTGAGGACGTATTGAAATGCCTGGAGTATAACACGATTCAAAAGCCGAGTGCGAATGATGTTGTTTCTGCGACTCTCCGGGTAGCGCGGGAAAAGGTCGAGAAACTTCCTGTTGCACAGGAAGGAGTGCTACTTTCTTTCTGGCGCGACCCCGACAAGGATCCTCCGAAAGTTGAGACGGAAGTGCTGATTCTGTACCGAAACGAAATTGACGGGTACGGAATAACGACGGCGCACTATGAAGACGGGAGCGTTTTTTTACAAGATAGCGTATGGTATTGGGAAGACCTTCCCGATTGGGGGACATACGACGAGGAGCGGGACGACTACAAAATCCCGAAAGGCTGGTGGGAATACCGCCACTTCAACCCGGACGAGGTTTACAACAACCGGATTGACCGGCCTGTTGTTGGTTGGATGCCTTTGCCACCGAAGGAAGTGACACAGAATGGCAATCAATAAGAAAACCCGTGAGGCGGTATACCGGAAGTACGGAGGTCGCTGCGCATATTGCGGCAGGGCGATTGCCTACAAAGATATGCAAGTAGATCACTTCCGACCGTTGCGGGTGTGGGATGAAGTAGATGGCGCGGCAGATGATATTTCAAACCTTATGCCCGCCTGCCGGATGTGCAACCACTACAAGCGCGCAAACTCCCTGGAAGCATTTCGCCGGTATATTGCCGAGATTCCCCGTAAGCTGCGTGATAACTATATTTATAAAATTGGCGTAGCTTACAGGAATATTATTGAAAACGAAAAGCCGATTAAGTTTTTCTTCGAAACTGAGGAGGCGAAGACCAACCCTGAATATGCTATTACGAGTCCGGAGGAAATGGCCCGTTATTTGATGGGGTTTTGCCGTTGCCGTTTGGCGACCGGAAATGGTTGCCCGGGCTGCCCGTTTGATAAACCGACCAGCGACAACGGGGATGGAGAGTGCCGTTTATATGTCCCCGACGACTGGGATTTTTGAGGAGGTATAGAATGGATAAGCAAAAGATTAAGAGTGTTCCGAGGCTGACGACCAACAACCCGGGGAACAATTTTCAGACTGCCCTCAACTTTACTGACGTCAGCGAGGACGGCTGGGTATGGCTGCGGCAACCCGAAATAGCGCTGACCGAGTACGCGCGGCAGCTCGTCAAGGGCCATGGCAGCAGCATCGATTTGAACTGCAACGATATGGAACTCTCCGAAAGCCTGACCGATCACCTCTTCGATGACCCAAAGCAGAGCATCGATGGACTGATTGCAGAGCATTACACGATTTTGTGGGCCTACGCGACCCTGCGGGAAAAACTCAAATGGTACGAGGATGCAGGAATCCCGGTCATTCCTAATTACGGTCTGAGTACCATCCGGCGGGCGATCAATCGGTACGGCACCGCCCCTCAGCTCCAGATGGCGATCAAGGAAATGTCAGAGCTCACGAAGGCGATCTGCAATCTCCAGCGGGCCGTAACCTTCAACTACCGCAACGGTGCGAAGATCAAGGTCGCCCACGAGAGCGTCAGGGAAGAAATCGCGGATGTTTACATCATGCTGGCGCAGCTCGTTGAGATCGTCGGCAAGCCTGAAGAGGTACAGCAGATCGTGCTCGAAAAGCTCGAACAGCTCAAAGGCGACCTGGACGGCGGGGAGGTGCAAAGTGAGTAAAGCTGTTTTACTGAGCATCCGGCCAAACTGGTGCAAGCTGATTTGGGCTGGAATGAAGACCGTAGAGGTGCGTAGAACTTGCCCGAAGCTGGAGGCGCCGTTCAAAGTGTATATCTATTGCACCGGTCATGATGGCTGGATTATGAAATCGCGCAGGGCTGGAGTGCAGAAGATGGATAGCAGAGTTATCGGCGAGTTTATCTGCGATGAAATTTATAAAATTGACCGAGACTGCAATGGGTTTAACTTCACTGCTCCGAGTCTGGATCTGCCGGTTTACACCCTGCCGGAAAATAACGATGAAGAACGCAACGCCAAGAGAGAAGAACTTATCACTTGCATGACCGATGAACAGCTTTCCGAATATCTCGGCATTCATCCCGGCTACGGTTGGCATATCACGGAACTAAAAATTTACGATGTGCCTAGGCCGATTCGTGACTTTATGTGCCCGTGCGCCAAAAGGTATGCTGATGCAGATGGAAAATGGCGCTGCAAAAATGCTGATAAAATGAAAAATAAAAACGGCAGTTTTGAAAATGACGGGTGTATCTGCACTGACCTTGACAGGCTGAGCCGACCGCCTCAAAGTTGGTGCTATGTGGAGGATGCAGAATGTACGTCATGAACAAAAAATGGGACTCTGTCACGAACATTGCCCAGTGCACCAGCGTGTATGTGAGCCCTGAACACGAAATCAAGGCGGTTCCTACGGGCGGCGGTGCGGTATATCGTCTGGGCCAGTACGAAACGGCAGAAATTGCCCGCGCTGTGCTGAATGACCTGTATATTCACATTGCGACTGGTTGCACCTACCAGATGCCGAATGACCAACGAGCACGGGTGCTGGTCCGCGGCATGAGCGATGAACGGCCTGAAAAGTTTGCTGGGAACGGCAAGAAGCCGGTGCGTAGGGGAGGATCCTGATGGCAAAGAAACATCATTGTGGTCGAAAAGACAGGCCGCAGAGGGCATGTAATCCTGATGCTTGCCCCAATTGTATGTACGTCGGAGAGGGTGACAGCTGGTGCGACAAAATCGGAGAAATCGTTCTTTCTGACTGGGAGCCTACAGAGTATTACATGGGGTGCTGCAAGAAAGGAAAGGAAACGAAAAATGAATCTGATTCGTGAAATTTTCTTTAATCCGATGGTCGTGGATGCGGCCGGAATTATCCTGATTGTGGCTGCATTGCCTATGGTAGGTTGGTCTTGGGCTGTAAGCCACATGGCTGGACCGAAGGTCAAAAATGCAAAGGAGGGCACATGAAAGCACATCTGTCGTTCCTGTGCAATGGTCAGTGTCGGTGGTGCAAGAACTACTGGGATTGCAGTAAGCACAAAAAATCCTGGCAAAAATTTTCGGATGCAAAGATTGGAGATGGCAAAACAGATGAAGGACATTCGCCAGCAGTGTGTCGATGAGCAGGACAAGGCCGCACAAATCTTTACTTGGTGCATGGTGGTGGCTATGCATCAGGAAGAAGGCATTGGAGCCACGCGCCTGACCCGGGCTTGTAATGAGATGCGGGCATTTCAAGCCCGCTACAAAAGTAAAATCGACTCTGGGAATCGGAGGAAGGCCACAGAAGCTATGCGGGACGTTTTAAGGGGAATCTGTGATTTCACGGTGCGTCTGCCACAGAATCGCGCTCCGCGTAATTATAGGGAAGAACGGCTTCGTATGGCGCAGGACGAGGGCGCCGAAATCGCATGGCTGGTTATGGCCGCGACGGTGCATTTGACGTTTGGCTTTGGCAAGGAGCGCCTTGCACGGCTGAAGAAAGAAGCCATAGACGGCTATCAACAGTACATCGGATGGGTCAAGACAGACGGCGAGGACTGCGCCGAGGAATGGCTGAAGCGCTGTGTGGAACAGGCCTTGCAGGAAGAACTTGAAGTGAACGACATCCAGAGCGGGAGCCACCCGCCAAAGCTGTACTATTCGTCTGGAGTGAACGTGGAAGATATGATTCGCGTGATGAGTGCTGTGTCTGCGAAGATGGCGGCAGAGCGGGGCATCAAGCGTGTGCCGCTGGCTGTTTTGAGCCAGAGTGAAATTTCTCGTCGCATGAGTGCCATTTGAGTAAACAAAAAGAGGACTGCTTGCGCAATCCCCCGAGAAAAGCAACTCTATTATACCTAAATTGATGGATTTTGGCAACGTAGAACAGGAGGATGCGCAAAATGACTATCCCGGAAGATATGATGGCGTTCATCGAAGAAACTGCCCGCAAAGCTGCCCGCGAGGGTGCAAAGGAAGTTGTGGCCGAGCAGGCCCGTAAAGCCGCAGGCCGGTGTGACCGCCGGTTGCGGAACACGAAGTTGCTCCTGAAGAACTATCGGATGTTCAAAAAACATTGCACGGGTGCGGTCTATACGGACGAGGCTGGCGAACATGATGGTCAGGAGGAAGAAACCGCACTGGAACTGCTGGACATGATGCTCCAGCGGAACAATGCCATTACGGTTGAATCCATCCGCAACAGCTGCCGGCGCACTAAAATCATGATTCGCCATATCGATGCAATGCTTGGCTTGTACGAAACCTACTGCGCCCAGAGCGACAATGAAGCTCTGAAGCGGGGCCTGCGCATCATCAAGGCCATGTACATTGACGAGACCGCCAAGCCTGTGGAGCAGATTGCGATGCAGGAAAACGTGAGCGCCCGGCAGGTTTACCGTGACCATGATGCAGCAGTGGATAAAATCTCAATGCTGATGTTTGGTATCGACGCATTGGAAATGTCTTAGCTCGATGTCAAAAAGATGTCATGGACGCGTCACGGCAAAAGTGGTACAATAATACCGTAAAATTCTAATCATAGCGCATTGCCCGCCCGGTTTCGCCACCGGACGGGTATTTTTATGCCCAGAAAGGAGGAAAGATACCGCCGCTCCCTAATTTGTTCCGCAACGCCAGCGGAAAAGCAAAGAAGGGAGAAAAAATGAATCAGCAAGTAGTGTATCAGGAGATTTCGCAGATCCATCCCTATGAGAACAACCCCAGAAACAACGAAGCAGCCGTTGGTCCGGTAGCCCAAAGCATCAAGGAATTTGGATTCCGGGTGCCCATCTTGATTGATGGAAAAGGCACGATCATTGCCGGACACACCCGCTATGAGGCCGCAAAACGGCTGGGCATGGACAAAGTGCCCTGCATCCGGGTCGATGACCTGACGGACGCGCAGATTAAGGCATACCGCATTGCAGACAACAAGGTGGCAGAGGCATCCTCTTGGAATGATGATGTGCTCCGCGCCGAAATGGATGCACTGCAGGCGCTGGATGTGGATCTGAGCAGCACCGGCTTCAGTGAAGTGGAACTTGATGGCCTGCTCCGGGATGTGGACGATTCCGATTTTGAGGAGTTCTTCACAGAGCCTGCCCAGCAGCCGCCCAAAGTGGCCGATACAGGTTCGGACTCTGAAAGCCAGCAATCTGGACGGCCTGCACCTTTTCAGCCCGCTACGGCGCAACAGAATGGCTCTAAGCTTATCCAATGCCCGCACTGCGGAGAATGGTTTGAAACATGAGGCTGTGTTTGGCGGGCACCTTCCCGGCAGAGAAGGTCGTGCGGGAAAACAGGCCGGAGTACGTTCTGGAGAGTTTTTTCTATATCAAGCCGTGGCAGGTCGAGGAAATGCCAAAATGGAAGATGTTTCTGCTCGACAGCGGGGCATTCACGTTTATGCACGGGATAGAGGCTTCGTCAAAGCCGGTGGATTGGAACGGGTACCTAAGCAGGTATATCGACTTCATCAACCGCCACGATGTGCAGCACTTCTTCGAGTTGGACGTGGATATCATCGTAGGCTATGATGTCGTAAAGCGCATGAGAGCCCGCCTTGAAGCTGAGACGGGCAAGCAGAGCATTCCAGTCTGGCACCGCTCCCGCGGCCTTGACGAATTCAAACGCCTGTGCAGGGACTATCCCTATATCGGCATCGGTGGCTTCGCAATCAAGCACATTCAGCCCAGCGAGTACGGCTACATCAAACGGCTGGTGCAGTATGCGAACGCCTGCGGGGTGCGGGTGCACGGTCTGGGCTACACCAAAAAGGATGCGGTTGACTTTGGCTTTTATAGCGTGGACAGCACCACATGGACTACACAGGTCAATTTTGGCGGCTTGTCCTACTTCAACGGCTCAGAAATGGTTGTGGTCAGACCCCCGAAGGGCATGATAGGCGCAGACTACCGGATTCGCCGAGAGTATGCGCTGAAAGAGTGGATCAAATACCAGAAGTACCTTGATACGAAAGGAAAATGGCGTGGATAAAGATATCGTATACCGCGTTGAGGATGGCATGGACAGAGAAAAAATTCTCTGCACCACCTACCAGATGCGGAATTTTTATATGCAGTTCAGAGACGGTTTCTTCACTAATCTGGACGTAATGAACTATATCCAGCACCTTGCCGCCGCCCACATGGCGAAAAAGGGCATGAACGTGCTGGATGTGTGCTGCGGCCGCTCTCTGATGCTCCCGCTGCTGCGCTACTACGCAAAGGATATTGCATCCTATACCGGCGTAGACATCAGCAAAGCGAACATCAAAGAGGCTATGCGCGGCGCAACCGCAAAGAACCTTGAACCTAAAGATCTGACTTCCTACTACCCGTTCCGGGTGGGTTGGAAGCTGGGCAACGTTGCTGAGATGTCGAAAGTCATCCCGGCGGGGTTTGCCGATTTTGTGATTTACACCTCTGCCATTGAGCATATGCACCCTGCGGACGGCGCAAAAAGCCTTGCAGAATGCTACAAGGTGATGAAGCCGGGTGCAAAGATGTTTCTCTCCTGCCCGAACACCCCGGGCAATGGGTACCAGACCCAGTACCGCGCTCATGTCTATGAATGGGGCTACGATGAACTGAAAGCCAAGCTGGCCGAAATCGGATTCAACATCGTGCAGGAGGTTGGTCTGGTCACTAGCGTCCGGGAGATGGACGAGTTCTATTCCAAGCAGGAACCGGCGCTGCGGGACTTCTACACCCGTATGAAAGCCTATGTCCCATCTGCATTCCTCACAGCTTTTATGGCAATTCCGTTCCCGCGTGAGGCAAAAGAGCTGCTGTTCATCGTTCAGAAGCCGAAAGGAGAAGAAAACAATGGCTAAGTTTGAAAATCGCTACGGCGTGCGCAAAATCGTCTATAAGCAGAAATGCCGGTGCTTCTGCCCCATCGGAAAGACAGACTACACCAATGAATTTACTGTGACCATGGAGCCGGCAGAGATTATTCCGGACTACTGCGAAATCGACAAGTTCATCCGTGAATATCTGGAAGGTGAAAATCTCGTCATCGAGGAAGCAGCCAGCAAGCTGAAGAAGAAGCTTGTTGAGGATGTGCACCCCAGCTGGATCATGGTCGAATCTGCGGTGAACGACGCATCCCACGGCAATGTGGTCGTTATGGTATGAGGGGGCATGGAATATGAGAAACACCAAAGCCCTATGCCAGACCGCAGTTGTCGCGGCTCTATATGTCGCATTAACCACCCTGAACCCGCTGTCATGGGGAGTCGTCCAGTTCCGGGTGGCTAATATGCTGTGCGCTCTCCCGTTCAAGGATAAGCGGTACGCCCCGGCGGTTCTGCTGGGGATTGCAATCGCAAATGCAACGAGTCCTTTCGGCCCGGTCGATGTGCTCTTTGGCCTGCTGGCTGAGGGGACTGCATACGCACTGGTGGTCTGGGGACCGTGGAAAAGGCTGGGGATTCTGTGGAAAGCGGTCATCCTCTCCCTATCCGTGGCTCTGTTCATCGGCGTGGAACTGTCTATGATGGTCGGCGCACCGTTCTGGTTAACAAGCACTGGCCTGTTCGTGGGCACATTCCTGGCCGTGGAACTGGGAAACTTGATGATCTCCAAAACCGCTCTCGCAAAGGTCGTGTGAGAGGGGCGCGGCGCTGGCTCTGCAAAGGGCCGGCGCTTTTTCTTTGGAACAACACAACAGCCCGGGCAGATACCGGGACAGAAAATGAAGAAGGATAGTGGTGGCGATGTAGATGGAAACGCGAGATAAGGCGTTCACCCTTTATAAGAAAGGGATGGGATGCACCGAAATCGCAAAGAAGCTGGGCATATCGCTGAACACTGTGAAATCGTGGAAGAAGCGCTATTGGGATGCACAAAAGGGTGCACCCAAGAAACGCACCCCGCCGCACCCCAAGGGTGCATCTTCCAAGTGCACCCAGAAAGCCCCGCAGGATGGCAAGCCAAAGTCGGGCGCACCGCTTGGTAATGTCAATGCAGTTGGCAACCATGGAGGCGCGCCGCCGGGTAACCAGAATGCCTTGAAACACGGTGGCTGGTCTGCGGTGATGTTTGGCTCTTTTTCAGAGGAAAACCAAAAAGCCATTCAGGACTGCACGAAGGATGTTGATGCAGAAGACCTGTTGATACAGGAACTCCAACTGCTGACCGCCCGGGAGGCTTTTCTACTTCAACGCATTTCCGCTGTTCAAGAGAAAAAACAGCACATTCAGTCGGTGCATACCTCCAAGTCTGGCAGATCGTTTACTCGCTTGGACGAGGATAAGGAAAAAGAAGCCCGCGACAAGGAGGTTTACATTGAGCGGATAGATGCTAAAGTCGATCGGGAAGAAAGGCTCCCCGGCACCACCGTGGAAACATCAACCACCATCGAATCAAGCTACCTTATCGTGGAACGCTTAGAGCGGCTATTGACCGATGTACAGCGCCAGAAGTCCAAGGTGATACAACAGCTTGCCGACCTGCGCAGAATGAGCAACAGCGGCAAGAATGAGCTGGTAGACGATTGGGTTGCGGCGGTCGAGGCGGCAGACACGGAAGCGGAGGATGCGAACGATGGCACTGAGACAACGTGAAGTCTTTGCCAAGCGGATCCCGCTGTACCGTAAAGACCCTTGCTTATTCTTCAAAGAGGTCACTGGCTTCAAGCCTGATCCGTGGCAGAAAGAAGCCGCCACAGCTATTGCACAACACCGCAAGGTTTCGATTCGCTCAGGACAGGGCGTTGGCAAGACTGCCTTTGAAGCAAACCTAGTCCTTTGGTTTCTGTCCTGTTTCCCGTATCCGCGCGTGGTGTGCACGGCTCCGACCCGCCAGCAGTTAAACGATGTCCTCTGGGCTGAAATTGCCAAGTGGCAGGAACGCAGCCCTGTCTTGCAGGCTATGCTTGTGTGGACAAAGACTCGTGTTTACATGAGAGGACATGAGAAACGCTGGTTCGCCGTGGCTCGCACAGCCACCAAGCCGGAGAATATGCAGGGCTTCCACGAAGATAATATGCTTTTCGTGGTGGACGAGGCATCTGGTGTTGCTGACCCCATCATGGAGGCTATACAGGGTACGCTTTCCGGCGATAACAACCGTTTGCTGATGTGCGGAAACCCAACGCAGAACACTGGCACATTCCACGATTCGCATACCGTGGACGCCCAGTCCTACTACTGCATGAAGGTGTCCAGCAGGGACAGCCCCCGCACGAATAAGCAGAATATCGCTGACTTGGAGCGGAAGTTCGGCAAGAACAGCAATGTAGTCCGTGTCCGTGTTGACGGAGAGTTCCCGGAGAATGAGGACGATGTCTTTATTCCGATGGCACTCGCCACAAAGGCTGTCAATACTGAACCTCTGGAACATTGTGCTCCAGTCAGGATCGCCATCGGGTGTGACGTTGCCCGCTTTGGCAACGATGATACGGCCATTGCACAGAACATTGATGGAGATATCCAAAAGCTGGTCACACGCCATGGTCAAGACCTGTACGCTACGGCAGACGATATCATTGCGATATATAAAACCCTGCGTGCAGCGTATCCGCAGTACCGCGGTCTTATTTATGCGGTCATTGATGATACCGGCGTTGGTGGAGGCGTGACCGACATACTCAACCGAGAAAGGATTCGGCAGAAGCTAACCAGGCTGATGGTCGTGCCGGTAAACTTCTCCAGCGCTGTGCCGGACAAGGAAGCCGCCGGGCGCTATGCAGATATCGCAACGTGGATGTGGGCGGTCCTACGGGATATGGCCACGGCGGGCGCCCTGCACATCCCAAATGATTCAACCCTGATAGGGCAGCTTACCACCCGTAAATATATCTTTAGCGGCGCTCCTGCAAAGTTGAAACTTGAAAGCAAGGATGCCTTGAAGAAGCGTGGCCTGACCAGCCCTGACCGCGCTGATGCGGTAGCCCTTGCGCTATACGAGGGCGGCATCTTTGATGTACGCAGTCTGATATGATAGCCGGAAAGGAGAAAAAGGTGAAAAGAGTTATCCCCGGAAAAATCAAAACGCAACTTCGCCTCGACGGCTATTACAACGTTCTGAACAAGTATGGCACCCAGCACGACAGCACTGAGTATTACCAGTGGGCAACCGGTGCAGCTGTGACGGATGCGGAATTGGCCGACCTTTATGCAGGAAACGGGCTATTCTCGACCATCATTGATGCCCCGGCAGACGATGCCACCAAGAACGGTATCGACCTTGGCATCAAGGATAAGGATTTGCAGAAGCGTCTTGACGACCATCTGCAGACCATCCATTACCAAAGCAAACTCGCGAAAGCGTTAAAATGGGCACGGCTGTTTGGCGGCTCTGCTGTTGTTATGCTGGTGGATGATGGTAGACTTCTTCAGGATCCGCTGAACTGGCGGGATGTTCATGGCGTGGAAGAACTGCTGGTTTACGGACGGAATGAGGTATTTCCGCTGTGGATCAACGGCTACGAAAACAATCCGGCAGATGAAGATTATCGCAAGGGCGGAACTGGCATCCCGGAGTTTTATCAGATAAACAGCGTGTACGGCAGCTATGTAGTGCATTCCTCGCGATGCTTAGTGTTCCACAATGGAGAAATCCCCGAAGGCTCCACGATGTCAAATCTCTACCGCACATGGGGCATCCCGGAGTATATGCACATCCGCGAAGAACTTCGCAATGCCTGCATCGGTCCGGGCTACTCCATTCGCCTGCTGGAACGGCTGTCGATGGTAACATACAAAATGAAGAACCTTGCCAACGTTCTGTCTACGGCAGACGGTGACGATACGGTGCTTCAGCGTATGGAAATGCTTGACCTTGCCCGCAATCTGCTGAACATGGTCTTTATTGATGCAGATGGCGAGGATGTGGGCATTCAATCCCTGTCTGTGGCTGGTGTTAAGGACATTCTGGACAATGCCTGCGCAATGCTGTCTGCTGTGAGCCATATCCCGCAGACTAGGCTCTTTGGCCGTTCCCCAGCGGGTGAAAATGCCACCGGCGAAGGGGACATGGAGAACTATAAGGAAGCCGTGTCCGGCATCCAGTCTGGCGACCTCCGGGACAACACCCGCACGCTGGTCGAACTGATTCTGCGCGGAATGGTGTGGAACGGCGAAATCAAAGAGGTGCCGGAGTACACTATCACCTACAAGAGCGCATGGAGCCTGTCTGATGATGAAAAGGCTACGCAGGACCAGGCGAATGCCGCGGCCCAGCTTACCAGAGCACAGACTGTATCTACATACGTTACGGCTGGTATTTTGGAAATTCCCGAGGTTCGCCAGTCCTTGGCGCAGGATGAACAGTTTGACCCTGAAAACATCATCACGGAAGCAGATGTTAATCAGGACTGGGGCTTGGGCGAGGCTGACATTCCCCGGCCGACCAATCCGCAGAACCCGCCTGCGGCAGGCAACCTGGTTACGGATGAAGGTGACTGCGGTTACGTTGCCGGCTTCGTTCTGAATGATGGAAAAATCCTCTGCGGCCAACGCTCCGATGGGCAAGGCTGGTGCGGCCCCGGCGGTCACATCGAACCCGGGGAAACGCCGAGCGTGGCATTCCGCCGGGAAGCAAAGGAAGAGTTCAATATTGACGTGGGAGATATTACCTATCTCGGCAACTGCAAGGGCAAGCCGGATGAGGTGCTTCCCGTTCAGATCTATCTCGTCAATGGCTTCGATGGCGTTCCTCGGTGTGACCAAAAGGAGATGTTCACGGCTACATGGATGCCCCCTGAACAGATTTTGAAACAGGATGTGCCCGGTGGACTTGTGTTTGAACCGTTTCTCAGAAGCGTGAAAGAATACCTTGACCGGCTGGGCATTACACTGGATGATTTTGACGAGAGCAAGCACAACCGCGATGAAGATGGAAAGTTCTCCAGTTCTGGCGGTTCTACATCATCAAAAGATGTATCGAGCGAGGAAAATTCATCAAAAGACTTGAATGATTCTCAAAGTCATGCTAAAATAAATTCTAACGCAGTTTCGGCAAAAGGCGCGAACATTTTCAAGGTGAAAGGTTTCCCCAACAAGCAGAAGCTGAACAACCACTGGCAGAATGGAAGAACCCACGCCGCTGAGTACGCTCCCGATGGCATTACAACAAAGGAGCAGTACGAAAAGCGGGCGGTTCAACTTTTGGAAAGCCCGTGCGGAAACGGTATAAAAGGCTACAAGACAAAAGATGGCCTTGTGTGCCGGTATGACGCGAAGAAAAATGACTTTGCAAAAGGTTCCCCAGAGAAGGGCGTAAGAACGATGTTCAAGCCTGACGATGGGGAAGATTACTATAAACGTCAGCTTGAATTGGAAGGAATCGAAGATGACTGAGAAAATCCTCTGCCCGGTATGTGGGCAGCATAGCTTTGATGAAGACAACGATTTTGAGGAATGCCCCGTGTGCGGCTGGGTAAATGATGGCGTGCAGAGAGCGGATCCTGATTATCGCGGCGGTTATAACCGCATCAGCCTGAACGAAGCTAAAAAGAAGTTTGCCGAAGGCAAAAAGGTGTTTGACTAAAATATTGGCGTTGAGAGCCTTTGCAGGTGACGTGAAAGCGTCCATCGCAAAGGCTCTTTTTGTTTGCAGTCATAGCTCAGTTGGTAGAGCGCCTGCCCTCCAAGCAGGATGCCGCGGGTTCAAGCCCCGTTGACTGCTCCATATCGAGGGTTGGCCAAGTTGGATAAGGCATGGGCCTTTGACTCCCAGACCGCCGGTTCGAGCCCGGTACCCTCGGCTTTTACGCTGGTGTAGCTCAATAGGACAGAGCAGGCGATTTGTAACCGTCAGGCTGTGGGTTCAATCCCCACCTCCAGCACCACCCGCCGTACACCGTAATCGGCACCTCGATGGCATGAGGGAGCACCGACCCTGCTCCCAACAGACCGCTGCGAAGTGTTCCGGCCTGTTCCATGACAGAGCCGGCGCGGAGCCATAAACCGCGTTCCTTCCGCTTCGCACTTGGACGGATGCGCGCTGTAAGCAAAAGGTCAAAATTCAAGTGCTGCATGCCATAAGAACAAAGACCCTGCATCAAGGTGGAGATGCAGGGTCTTTTTGATGCCCGCAAAGGGAAGATGGTTCCCAGAAAGATAAAGAGGTGGATATGCCTGTGAAGAATAATGGGCCTGGCATGACCGGGCGCGCTTCAATGACGAAAAAATCAAAGATCGAGCCGGAGTATCCGCAGTGGGCAGAAAGCAAGATGCGCGCAATTGAAAATCGGCGGTTGAAAGAACTGCAGAAGGTTGTGCGAGAATCTATGCCTGAAATCCTTGCTATCGTTGCGGAAGAACAAAAAACCGGCTCCGACAGCATCAGACATGATGGATACAGCGACATGGTTCGCCGCATCCAGAACAGGTTCCGCATTATGCGTGACCGGCTCAGTCGGCGGCTGAAAACCGATCCGTTGGAACGGGATGTTCGCCGGTGCGCTGACTACACCGACCGGCGGCAACTTAAAGAATGGCAGCGCAGCGTGCGCGCCACGCTGGGAGTGGATATCCATGATGATTTCTTTCTCGGCGAAAGATACGACCTGATGCTTAAAAGATGGGTTGAGCAAAATGTCAGCTTCATTACCAGCATTGAAAGCGACTGCTTCGATGATATGGAGAACGTCATTATTGAGGGTTTTGCAAAAGGCTGCACCCCGGCGGCGATTTCCAATGAAATTCAACGCCGGTTTGATGTGACCAAGTCAAAAGCGAATCTTCTTGCGCGTGACCAGGTGGGCACCCTGAGCGCGAATCTGACCCGCACAAGGCAGGAATCCGCTGGGGTGGAGGAATACATCTGGAGCTCGTCAGGTGATGAACGTGTGCGCGAATGCCACCGTGAACTTGACGGTCAGAAATTCCGTTATGATGACCCGCCGGCCATGTGGTACATGACAAAGCACGGCAAAGTGTACAGCGGGCGGCATTGTAATCCCGGAGAGGACTACCAGTGCCGCTGTGTTGCAAAACCTGTCTTTAACTTCGATAGGCTGAATTCTGTAGCCTTTAAGGAGAAAAAACAATGAAACAGAATACCCCGCCGCTAGTTCTTCGGAGCGAAATGCGAACCGACAGTGTACCTGTCGATGAGCATTACAGCGCCGAGGGATATTTTTATGATAACCCCATTCTGACCCGCACGGGCATCTTTAAGTACACGCTGGAGGATGGCTCGGAGCGTCGAGAATTGCGTAGACCGGAAGATGTGTTTGACCCGGAAAGCCTTGCAAGCTATGAGGGAAAGCCCATCATCATAACCCACGATGCGCGGGTAATCAACAAGGACAATGCCCGCCGGGAGAGAGTGGGCACAATCCTGACCCCCGGACAGCAGGACGGAGAAACCGTCCGAGCAAGAATCGTAATTGATGATCCTGATGCCGTAAAGGCATCGGGTCTGCGGGAACTGTCTGTCGGGTACTATCAGGATCTTATCATGGAACCCGGAGAATGGAATGGAGAGCCGTATGATGCAATCCAGACCAATATCCGTGTGAATCACCTTGCGCTGGTCGCTGTCGCCCGCGCAGGTGATGATGCACACTTGAACATGGACAGCCAAGATAACAATGGAGGTACACCCCCTATGGACGAGAACGAGAAGATGAACAACCCCACGCAGGACGATGATACTACTGTGGAAACCACAAAGCCCACTGCCGATGATGGCGAGGCTCCCAGTGCTCCTGCGGCGGCTCCTGCCCTTGACCCGGCAGGCCTTGAAGTAGCACTCAAAGCCTATATCGCGGCCACCAACGGTGCTACCACTGACGATGAAAACGACCCGGCGGCTGGTGACACCACTGATAAGCCCACCAAGGACGAGGGCGAAGGTGACGACCCTGCGAAGCCGGACGTGCTGGCAGACATTACCGCCCGCCGTGATGCTATGGAAGATGGCCCGGCCAAGGCGGACATCAACACCCTGCTGTCTATGCTGGATGCCGCAAATGCCCGCGCTGATGCTGCAGAGGACGACACCAAGCCTACCGAAGATGAGGATGATACCTCGGACGATTCCAGCAACCAGCTGAACCATGACAGCGCCGCATCCATTGCCGCGCAGGTCAGCCAGCGTGTGGAACTGTGTCGGCTGGGCGATAAGCTGCATCTGGATGGCATGGAATCCATGCCGGTAATGCAGGCAAAGAAAAAGGTCGTTCATGCCGTTATTCCGGGTATGCGTCTGGATGGCAAGAGCAAAGCCTACATCAACGCGGCTTTTGATATCGCAAAGGGTAAAATCAATGGTCGCAAGACTGTGGCAGACCAGCGTCGTCAGGTGTTCAATGCTGATTCCGCAAATGCGGCAGTCCGCAATGTGGGCAAGAAGAACAACCCTGACGAGGCCCGCGATCGTATGATCCAGCGTCATGCTGGCGAGAAGGAGGACTAAGCTATGAGCAATATGGCAGTACAGATGAACTACGGCGAGCCTAGCCGCGGTATGCCCGGCCTGCTTTATGACCGTGCGAATTACGATGCAGTCACCCGCCGGAACAGCGCAGAGGATGGCAAGCTGTTCTTTGGCTGCGGCGTTGTGCAGGGTGCGGAGCCCGGCAAGGACATCACCCTTCCCGCAACCGGCGCGACCGCCGAGAAGTTCGAGGGCGTTGTGATGTACAGCGCCAATACGGAGATGGACGATGACGGTGCTGTGCTCCTGCGCAAAGGCCAGATTCTGGATGTCTGCCAGACCGGCAAGATGTGGGTGCAGCTGGCCGATCAGGCGGAACCTGCTTATGGTCAGCCGGTTTATCTTGTGATTACCGGCGACGATGCAGGCAAGTTCACCCCGACCAAGGGCACCAATCTGGCGGTCAAGGCCCGCTTCATCGGTGCGGCCCAGAACGGCATTGCACCCGCCCAGTTCGCAGAGCAGATCTAAGGAGGTTCAATATGGCTAAGTACAATCCTTTCGACCCCGCCAACGGTTACAGCGAGGAAGACCGCCTTGCCTTGAACGGCAAGTGTGCCTCCCTGATTAACCAGGCATATAAGAACCCGTTCCCCGGCACGAAGATTCGTCTGGATGGAGCCGACAATGCAGGCATCTTCTTCGCCAAGCAGCTGGCGCATGTCAAGACCAAGGCGTACGATAAGGACTTCCCGGAACTGTCCGGCCTGAAGATCTTCCCTCAGACCAGCGAAACCGATGAGGGAGCTGCGTATATCGAATACTACAGCTATGAGCCGGTTGGCTTTGCTGATGTTATCGCCAGCTACGCCAGCGACCTGCCCCGTGTCGATGTGAAGGGCACTCCCCATCGTGCGGAAATTGTCAACATCGGCGACAGCTACGGCTACAACGTGCAGGAACTGCGTGCCTGCCGCCGCAATGCGGTGCTGGGTATTATGAAGTCTCTGGACTCTGCGCGTGCTGAAGCGGCCCGCCGGGTGTACGATGTCAAGGTGAATCACCTGATTTGGCACGGCGACGAAAAGACGGGCATCATCGGCGTTCTGTCCTCCGGCAATAACATCCCCATCTATACACTGCAGAACGGCGCAGCCGGTAAGGCCGACTGGGCATCCAAGACCGCAGACGAGATTGCGGCCGACATTGCCGGCATCCTGAACTACATCGACACCCTGACCCAGAATGTGGAGCACCCGGACAGCTGGGTCATGCCCAACGACCTGTACACCAGCCTGAACCTGCGCCGCATCGATGGCACCGGCGAATCTGTTCTGTCCTACATCAAGGATCACACTCCCCAGATTAAGAACTGGGAAGTTGCCGGCGAACTGTCCAAGGGCAACAAGGACTATAACAGCACCGGCAAGAACATCGGCCTGCTGTATACCAAAGACCCGGACAAGATGTCCCACGAGGTTCCCATGGCTTTCCTTCAGCACGCGCCGCAGGATCGCAATCTGGAAATCGTTATCAACTGCGAGGGCCGCGATGCAGGCATGATGATTCCTTATCCGCTGTCCGCCTGTCTGGTCTACGGCCTGTAAGAAAGGAGTAACACCCCATGAAGATCAAAAACATTTCGGTGAAGCCCATCTGCATCGGCTCCATCTCTCTGCTCCCCGGCGAAACTGCGCAGGTCGATGCAACCTATGATGATGCAATGGCATTTTACATCAGCATGGGCCTGCTTCAGGAGGTTCAGGAGAAAAAGGCGCGCGGAAAGAACGCAAAGGCCGATTCCGAAGCTGACGCTCCTGCCGATGCTCCTGCGGGCGGTGAATCTTGATGGATTCTTCTGACGTAACCGCCATTACCAAAATTGTAAAGAAGGTTGGCACCGAGTTCAAATCCGCTTCGGACGAGGACATTTCTTTTTGGATCGACCTGCAAGCGCCGGTCATTTCCAAAAAGAAGTTCGGCGCAGATTACAATCTGGCGGTGGCGTTGCTGGTCTGCCATGCTATGAAAATGGCTGGCAATGGTGACAGTTCTCTCGGAACTATCGCAAACACTGGTCGCTTAGCCAGCGTTTCCGAAGGTGGCGTGAGCATTTCCTTTGCCACCAGCACCGCCGGGACCACCGGAGATGCTGAGTACCAGCTTACTTCCTACGGCTTGCAGTTTATTTCGATTCGGAACCGGCATATCGTGCCTATCATGATTCGATAAGGAGGCCTGCCCATGGCGATAGCCAATGACATCGGCCTTGACCTGACGCCAGAGGGCAGAGCGACGATGGAGCGCCTGAACGAACTGTCCAATGTGACCATAGAGGTTGGGTATCAGGCAGACCAAAAGGCGGCTGACGATGAAACATCGCTGGCCGAGGTCGCCTACTGGAACCACTACGGAACCCTCCACAAAGACGGTTCGGTGATGATTCCTGCCCGTCCCTTTATGGACACCATCAAAAAGCACTCGGAAGAACTATCAGAGTTTTCGCAGCAGGCTTTGTCCTCATTGGAAACAGCTGATGCGGTTTCCAATGCGATTGGTTCTCAGGCAAAGTCCATGATTCAGGATGCAATCAAAGATGAGGAATGGGCACCCAACGCGCCCATCACCATCGAGGGCGGCTGGATGATGAACGAATATGGCAAGGAAGGCCCGGTGCCTGTGCATATTAAAGGGAAGAGTTCCACGAAGCCCCTAATTGATACAGGCGCCTTGCGTCAGAACTGTCAGTACGTTATCAAGAAAGGAAAGAAATGAACATCTTTAAGCAGATGTACACTGTGCGCCGCTATAAGGGCACAAGCTGGGACAGTGGCACAGCCGAAACAACTTACTCGGATATGCAGCTTCCACTTGATGTGCAGGCCAAAACGCGCCGCAATCAGGACGATGCTTCTGGCCGCTCTACGACCGGCGTTTTGACTGTGTATAGTGATGTCCAGCTTCTTCCTACGGAACCGGATAAACAGACAACGGGAGATCGTCTGCTTTACATGGGGCAGTGGTACGCCTGCAAGTCGTCCATCTACTGGGGAAACACCATCCTGAAGCACTGGATATCAGAGTTTGAAGCTGTTGAGGGCGAGAAAGGGGAGATTGCCAATGACACCAGCTGAGTGCCGCGAGGCGGTTCGGCTCATGTTTGTGGAACTGTACCCTCATTGCACAGTGATTTACAGCTATCCCAATTCCGTTCGTCCACCGCTTCCGTATGTCGTTCTCGACTTTGAACGCATCGAGCCGGTGAACGCGTTTGAGTACGTCAAGAACGGGATTCTTTGGCAGGAAAAATGCAAGCGCATTCCGTTTTCTGCTGAACTGGTCACCGAGAGCAAGACGGAGCATGCTGCCGGGGTGAAAAAAGTTGGCTTGTCAACGGTCGTGGACGACCTTGAACAAGCTATTCAGTTCTTTGATAGCCAATACGCAGGTGACAAAATGCGCGCCATGAATATCACGGTATGCACGGAAGGGTCACCTGAACCGATCCATAACAGCGCGCCCGGCGTAGAGAGGGCGCGCTGTTCTTTTTATGTGGATTTTGTGCAGCGTACTAAGGAGTACGCTGCCTTGGCTCCGATTGACGGCGAGTATTCGGAAGACCATGCCAGTGCAGCGTCCAAAAAAGCTGCAGACATGGAAGCCGGATGGTTTGACGAAGTCGAAGTCAAAAAAGAAATCCGAAATGAGTAAAGGAGCGAAACCACATGAATATCGACAAAATCGTTGAGGTCAATATCCAGATCTCCGAAGCGATGTCCATTGATGGTGGTTATGACACCATCCTCATTGTCGGCCCTCTGCCTAAAGCCCCTGGCGGTCGCGTTACACCTGATGTTGCCGGTTATGCGAGCTTGCAGGACCTCAAGAGCGCCGGATTCGCAGCGGACGACCCTGTGTACATTGGTGCCAGCAAGGTGTTTGGACAGTCCCCGAAGCCGCCCGCGGTAATGATTGCGGTGCAGAAGCTGTCCAGCGGCTCCACCGAAAAGGTGGATGTGACTCTTGACAGAGCCATCGGTATGCCGGGCTGGTACTGCATCTGCCCGGCGGGCATCAAGGAGGACTTCTACCAGAGCATTGCCGACTGGACAGAAGCCAATGAAAAGCTGTGTATCTGCGAGACAACCGGCATTTCGTCCTCTCCGGTATCGGATGCAATGCTTCGCACTGCGGTCATTCACGCTACCGCCGAGAACGACTGCGTGAACTGTGCTTACGCCTCCCGGTTCCTCTCCTATGACCCGGGCAGTGAGCAGTGGTGCTTTAAGTCCCTTTCCATGGTGTCTGCACAGGGACTGTCCACCACGGATATTGCAAGTCTGGAAACACGCAATATCTCGTATTACACAACTGTTGGCAGCAAAGCCATGGTGCAAGGTGGCAAGGTGAGCGGCGGCGAGTGGATCGACACCATTCGTTTCCGTGACTGGCTGAAGACCGAAATTCAGTCCAAGGTGCTGAACTTGCTTCTGGGCTTGCCCAAAGTGCCTTATACCGATCAGGGCATTGCGCTGGTGCAGAATGCTGTCATTGATGCGCTGGAAGAGGGCGTGCGTGCTGGTGGCATTGTGCAGGATGCTTCTTCCGATGATGGAGAAGCGTCTCGTGCATATACCGTCACCGTGCCGCGCGCGGCCGATTTGGATGCCGCAACTCGTAAGAGCCGCCGTCTTACCGGTGTGACATGGACAGCACAGCTGGCAGGTGCCCTGATCGCCGCGAAAATTGGCGGCACACTGAATTACTGAGAAAGGAGAACCGCTAAATGCGTGGAGATGTAACCGTTTACTCCCCGAAAAACGTTCTGTGCACCATGGGCATTCACATCGCGTCTGGTTTTACGGAGGATGGCTTTATTACCATTACTCCGCAGGGCGATGGTGTGACGGATGAAGCCGGTGCAGATGGCGAAGTGGTCATTTCGATTCCGGATGATCCTCGCTATGAAATCAAGTTGGTTCTGCAGTACGGTTCCAAAACAAACAACTGGCTGCTGAAGAAGTACAACAATAACAAGCAGACCCCGGGCAGCGGCCTTTTCAATATGCAAATCAAAGATCTGGGTTCTAACCCAGATTTTACGGCGCCCAAGGCATGGGTTTCCAAGCCTGCCCCGTGCGCTTACGGTAAGACCGGCCAGAATCAGGAGTGGACGCTGCGGGCTGTTGGCAAGATGGAGCCGAAGAACTGAAAGGAGGAAACCTGATATGAAAATGAAACGCATGGAAATGCGCGACATTACGGTTGGTGAATACCAGTTTAAGATTCGCCCGTTCGGTGCCAAGGATGCCACCTACATTTTTGGCGATGTCGCATCCATCATTCTTCCCATTCTGGGCACCGTGTCGGTTGCTAGCGACGATAAGGATGCTGTCAACATGGAAATGTTTGACGGGATGGACATGGACAAAGACTCGCTGGTCAAGGCGCTTGCCCGCATCAATGGCAACGCATTGAGCAAACTGGTGAGTGAGCTCCTGCTGGATCACAGCAACATCCGCGTTTTGGATCCTGAGAAAAACACTTATGAGGTCATGGGCGAGGATGATTTTGATGAAATTTTCTGCCAGTACCTCGCCGGAATGCTCAATCTTTGTGCTGAGGTCATTCGCTTAAACTTCAGCGGTTTTTTCAAAGATGCGAGCACCCTCTTTGGAGGCCTTATCAAAGTGCGCCGGGCGGGCAGCTCGAACAGTACGGAGAGTTCGACAACGACAGAGTAACGAACCTTGAATGGATTATGTATACCCTGATTCGTGAGCGGGTGGCTTCGATGTACGAACTGACCTATGTTTATAATCTGGATGAAATGCTAAAACTCTACGACCTGATTATGATGCAGCGGGACATTGAGTACGCCAAAAGCCAAGAGGACAGAAGGGGGGATACATAAGTGGCGGCGAAGGAAACTGTAATCGGAAAGTTCGTCAATCAAATTCTGTTCAAGGTCGATAAAAGCTCTGTTGATGACGCAAAAAGCGCTATCAGCGAAGTAAAAGGCTTTGCAGCTAAAGCACTTGGCGCAATCGGCATCTGCTTTTCCTTTACTAAGCTTGCTAGTCTTGCAGAGGAATTTGGCAGTATCAACGATACCATCCGCGGGGCAACCCGCGAGATGGGAGATCAAGCGGATATTCAGCAGAAGATTCTGCAAGGGGCTCAGGATTGCCGCGAAGAATACGGAGCCATGGCCGGAGATGTGACAAAGCTGGTGCAGTTGAACAGTAAACTGTTCCCGGTTGATGATGCTGTGAAGTTTGTTTCGCTTGTCGAAAAGCTGGAAAAGGGCTCCGGCAGAGAAGCAAATCTTGACAACACCATGAGTGTACTGCAAAAGGCTATGTCTTCGGGCAAGCTGGACAAATCTGGCTTCTCCAACTTAAAAACAGCTGCCCCGGAGGTGGTGAAAGCCATTTCGTCTGCAATGGGAGTGTCCGAAAAGCAACTCCAAAATCTGGCAGAGAGCGGAAAACTTTCCGCAAAGCAACTGAAAGAAGCGTTCTTTGCGGCGGAAAGCGACATTCAAAAGAACTTTGATGAACTCGGTTTCGGCATCGGGGACGCTCTTACTTATGTCAGAAATCAGTGGGGGCTTTGGCTTGCAGGCGCAGATGACATGCTTGGCATCACAACCAGTATTGGCAAAACAATAAAAACCATAAGCGATTTCCTGATAGGAAAAGCACAACGGCTGACTTCGTGGCTGAAAAATATTGCCGAGAAACTTGGCGGCGTAGAACAGTTGTTGAAGCTGATTGCGATGGTCGCCGCAGCTCTGTTCCTTGCAACCAACGGAAACAAGATTCTGTCTTTCCTAGTGGGCGCAGTGAAACTCCTGCAAGGATTTAATCTGCAAACTGCCCTTGCGGCCGCAAAATGGCTCTTACTGTTCCTTGTGCTGGAAGATGTTTTTACTTTCCTGCAGGGCGGCGATAGCGTCTTTGGGCGACTCCTGAGCGAGGCTGGTGTTGACGTTGACGCATTGAGAGAGAAAATCAGTGCGTTCTTCGAGGGGGCAAAGCAATTTGGCCGAGACGCTCTTGATTCGCTGGGTCAGTTCTGGGAGGAACACAAAGGTGCGATTTTAGTTGTTCTGCAAGCCCTTTGGCAAGGACTAGTTGACCTGACCGCAGACATCATCACACTGGGCGGGCACCTATTCGACCTTCTGGCTGGCTTGATTACCGGCTTTCAGACCGGTGATTGGACGCAATTCCTGACAGGCTGTAAGGAACTGTGGCAAGATTTCCTCGATATTCTGAATGGTTTGGGACGCGCTGCTTTTGGCGAAACATGGGAGCCACTGAAAGAAAGCGCACAGGCAATTTGGGATTGGCTGAAAGGATTCTTTGACTGGTTCGGCGATAAAATCACCTGGGCTAAGAACCTGTGGAACGGCGTAAAAAATTTCTTTGCCGGTGGAAATGGCGGTGATGTCGATGATTCTGATGGCGGGGACGGTCCTGATAAGAATTCGCCTGGTTTTAGAGGCATGGGAGGCGGAAAATCCTCTGGTGGCAGCGGCCGCACAAGCAATGGTAAATCACCGACAGGGACGCAGACTTCCTCTGGGAGCACTGCCACAAGTAGAAATGCTGCCAGTGCATTTATTTCGGGAGGAAGGCCGGTGTCTACAACAACGGCATCACAGCGGCCGATTGCTCAAACTACGAACACCAAAAACATCACTGTAAAACAGGAAAACCGACAAAGCTACACGTTCCAAGTGTCTGATCGCAATGCCGCATCCAAACTGCAGTCTACCGTGAGTTCGCAGTCCTCGCAATCTACGAAAGATTTGACGCATGCGCTTAATTACGGGAGGTGATGCCTGATGGAAGCGACACAACCCGCACGCTTGGGAGATTTTGAATTCGATGCTATCATCAAACGCCCGGAAACATTGTCCAGCAAGATCCCGGACTACGCAACGGAAGAAGGGTATAGCGCCAGTGACCACATCTGTCTGGAAGCGGTGACGCTTGATGTCACAGCTGTGATTTCTAACGCGCCGATTACATGGGCGGACCGGCACCCGGCATCATCGAGCCGGGTACAGAGTGCTGTCGAGGAGTTGCGGCAGTTGTGGGAGAAAAGAACACCGATGACCTTTACGGCCGGCGGTGACAGCTATGAGAATGTCTGCATCGAGAGCGTGACGTTCCCCAAAGAGGAAAGTAACTGCGAACGTATTGAACTGAAATTGAAGCAGGTGTCTATCAATTCGACAGAAACTGCAAATATCAGCATAAAGTACGCTCGCGGAGGAACGTCTAAAAAGAATACCGGCGCGAGCCAGAAGAGCACCTCCACGGCAAAATCTTCCAGCAGCGGAAAATCTTCTTCCCGCAGCAGTATTCTTTGTTCTGGGGCAAAAGCCATAGGATTGTTTAAGTGAGGTATAGGCGATGGATTTGGAATACTATGAAATCTCTGTGCCGGACCGAAACGATTCCATCATGCGCGTGAACCTTGATGAAGTGTACTACAATCTCCGGCTGACATGGAACGCATACGGTGGCTTTTGGATGCTCAGTATATATGACGCAGAAATGAATATTATCCTCGGCATGGCGCGGCTCGTGCCGGGGACGATTTGGAATTTCTACTATCAAACCCAAGGAGGTCCGCCGGGCGTTCTTGGCGTTGAAACGGAGCAGGAAACAATTGGCCGCAATGATTTTGTGGATGGAAAGGCAAAATTGTTATACCTTCCTGCAAAACAGCTTGGAGTGTAACAGATGGACATCTGGGATAGACAGTACCGAGTAAGAATCGGGAAAAATAATTCTGTTGGCCGCGAAATCGGAAAGCCTAACGAAAAAACGAAGAGGGTTATCCGATGTTCCTTTTCCTGTGAAATTGGCGATAGTTCAAGTTCTAATACAGGGAAAATCACACTTTGGAATCTGGCGGATGAAACCTTGCGCCTTTTGGAGCAGGAAGATTGCCTGATTGAACTGCGTGCTGGATATGGTGATGACCTGCCTGTTATTATGGGCGGTTCTCTGACGTGTTTTGAAACCGAAACAAACGGCGCGGATCGACAGACCACAATTGAGTTTGTGGATAGCTTTACATCCGCACGAGATACAACGGTGAGCCTGAGTTATTCGGGTGTTGTGAATGGAGAAAAAATCGTCAGGGATGTTGCTCAAGAAATGGGGTGCGAAGTTAAGCTTTCTCCCAAGGCTAAAATGATCGACTTTAAGAATTTTGCTTTTGTTGGCACAGGAAAGACGCTTATCGGGCGACTGTGTGATAGAAGCAAGCTTCGCTGGAGCGTTCAAAACGGAATCGTTCAAATATGTGCTCTGGATGAACCTCTAACGATGGCGGCTTATGTCCTTTCGGCTGATTCCGGCATGATTGGTTCACCGAAGCCTTTCTTTGAATCCGCATCGACCAGTAGCAAATCTTCAACGAGCAAGAACGCGAGTTCTAATACGACCAAAAGAAAGGCCAAAAAAGGCATTGAAGTTACATATTGCCTGAATGGCCATATTCAGATTGACGATTATGTGAAAGTGGAATCCAGAGAGTACAAGGGGAACTACCGAGCGTCAAAAATCAGGTTCACCGGCGATACGGAGGGCGACGATTGGCAATGCGTTGGGCAGTTTGTGGAGGTGAAGTAGCGTGGATCAGGACTTCCGCGATGCAGTCGTGAGCATCATCGACCAGTACATGAGGGATAATATCCACACCTCGGCACCTGCTAAGGTCGGTAACGTGTCCGAAAACTTCACTGCTGAATTAACGCCGGATTTGAAAGTAACGACCGATGATGATAGGGAAGTACCCTACCCTAAAATTTCGGGCACGGCCATCCTGATGCCTACCGGAGCAGGCGGCACAATCGGGTTTGCGTTTCCTGTGCATTCCGGGGATGGATGTGTGGCTATTTTCGGAGAGGGCGGCTCTGGAACAGACTTGAAGTGGGACTTATCCAATGCAACCTTGCTGCCGGGCTTGCCTGCATCGTCTAGCGAGCAGGTTAAGCGTGCCGGCAGTGAGGACGCAGCAGTTGTTTTTGCGCCGACTGCGACCATCACCGTCAAGAAAGACAGCATCGAACTAAAGAAGAAAGATACTGTTGTCACGATGAAAGATGACTCTGTCACTGTAAAAAGGGGAGCGTCGGAAATCAAGGTGACCAACGGGAGCATTAAGTCGAAAAACGGAGGCACTTCGGTTGAGAAACTTCCTGCAAGTGTGAAAATCACCACAGCGACCGTTGATGTGACTGGCAATGTGAAAATAAAAGGAAATGTTCAGGTTCAGGGCAATGTGGATATTTCTGGAACGCTGACACTTGGCGGCATCGTGATGAATACGCATACTCATGCGGGTGTGCACGGGTTGACAGGAGGGCCGCAGTAATGGCATTGAAAGACCTTGCGCTTGCGGCTGATGGAGATTTGTTCATCAACGAAACCGGCGATTTTGAAATCATCGATGCCGTTCGGCAGGGTGTGCAAATTCGTCTGCGCTGGATAAAAGGAGAATGGGTGTTCAATACCGCTATGGGCACGCCTTACTTTGAAACAATCCTTGTGAAGGTTCCGAATCGAGCCTTGATCGAGAAGGCCCTGCGAGACCAAATCCTCGCCGTTGATGGCGTAACAGGGGTGGGCGCCATCAACCTTATAAAGGATGCAAAGACTAGAACGCTCCGAGCGTCTTTTACCGCGACCACTACTGAAGGAGAAATAGAAAGCGAGGTGGAACTGTCCCATGTCGGACTACGGAGTGACAGATAAGGGCTTTCAAATGCGCCGACTGGATGAAATTTACACCGACATCTGCAAAAGGTTTAAAGACGAGGTTGGAGTTGACCCATCGGAGAACCCACAAAGCGTGATGAACGTCCTGTTTACAATTTTTGCGGATGCCCCGGCGGAACTCTGGGAGGCTTATGCTGCTGCATATCAGCAGCTTTTTCCCAATACGGCCTGCGGCGTTGCGTTAGATAACGTGATGCAGGTGGGCGGGGTGAGCCGCATTGGACAGGCCAAAACCAAGTATTTTATCTCTTGTACTGGCCAAGAGGGAACGGTCATTCCGGTTGGCGCTTTGATTCAGTCGAGCAGCCGACCGCAACGTACTTTTCAGGCGGTCAGCGCATCCATAATCTCCAGCGCAAACTGGAGAAAGCTGGCAATTCGTCCGATTGAAAGCATTGCAGGAACGTTTACGTTTGATTTTGGCGTTTCTCGCAATGCGACCAGTGGAGAAGTTGGAACCTATGCAGAAAGTTCCAGCGTCACAAAGAAAATGACCGTGTCCTCGTATGACGATGCGTACTCGCAGATGCTTGCGGCTGTCCAGTCTTTTGATGCTTTGGTAAAGTTCGGCATCACTGTTTCGGACGAAACCGACGATCAAGGAGAGCATTCAATCGTTTTGACTGCATCGGGCGCCGCTGACAGCTTTTCGGCAACGTTGTGCAAGTACATTACGGTTACGGAAGTGACCAGCAATATCCAGTTTGAAAGCGCGGAATATGGCAGCTATGTGCTGGCTGAGGGTGTTATCACACAGATTGTTACTACCGTGGACGGTTGGACAGCCTGCACCAATGATATCACGCCGATTAAGGGTCGGTTGACCCAGACAGATGCCGAAGCCAGAACAAGTTATACAAACCGCGTCGCAAGCCGCGGCACCGGCACGGTTGCGAGCATCGTTTCGCTTTTATACAGCGATGTGGAGGGCGTGACCTTTGCAGCCGGATACGAAAACTACAATGATACGACCGATGCAGAGGGTAGACCACCGCACAGCATTGAAATCGTGGTTCAGGGCGGCACTGACGAAGATGTGGCCAATATCATTTGGAAGAACAAGGCGGGTGGCATCCGCGCATACGGAAAGCATTATGCTTACGCTACCGATGTCAACGGCAATCGGCAATATTTGGAATTCACTCGCGTGAATGACGTTTATCTACTGCTTTCTATTACGGTTACGAGTTCTGGCGGGCTGGACGATGATTATGTGGCGAGAATCAAATCTTTGCTGATGGAGGAAAATCTTTCGGCGGGCGCAACGATTCGCTTGCAAAAATTCATTCGTCCCATTATGGAGAACGTGTCCGGTGTTGATTATATCGAAATCCGGGGCTTGCTGAGTGAAAAGCCTGAAATTGAGACGGTTGCCGATAGCTCTATGCTGACCGGCATAGTACCGGTTCAAATCAATCAGCAGCCCATCATTAGCATGAGCGGCATCCGGGTGGTGAAAGCATGATTGACGCTTACAAGGAAATGTATGGTAAGCTGCCAATGCAGTTTCAGCTGGAATCCTTTGAAGAAAGCAAAATGGGCGATTATATCTGCGACACCGTAGATGATCTGAAGAATCTGCCTGAAGATTGTGAGATGGGGAGCATCGCCAGAGTTATTGCCCCGCCTGCAATCTATCGAAAGAATTCGGACGGGAAATGGATTTTACAGTTTTCCAGTAAGGGGGTGTCCTGATGGGCTATGAAGTCCTAAAAGAAACACCTCTCAGTGTTGAAAAAATGTCAAATCTGGACGGTATCATTTGGGCTGTTGCGCCGGAGTACGAAAATGCTTCTTTGTTCCTTGGAGGTCTGGAAAATCTGAATGATTTTGATAGCTGCACGGGCGTTTGGCTTGATCGGCTTGGACAATTAGTCTGTCTGACCCGTCAGCAGGCCGGAGCGATGATTGGAAGCCGAGAACTTGCAGACGATGATAATATTTATCGCGTTTGCCTGAAGTATAAGGCTTTTGTCAATTCCTGCCGATGCACGCCGGATGAAATCATCGAAGCAACCAAAATTATTTTCGGTGCAACACAGGTGGTTTATAGTGAACGACGAGACACGCCGGCAACAATCTTTCTTTCGATTTCAGCACCGTTTTCCGATATGGTCATGTCTATTCTAGGAACGCATGACCTTATTGTGCGTCCTGCGGGCGTAAAGGTTCGCGTGGACTGCTCGACAGAGGATGCGGAAACCTTTGGCTTTGTGGATCTCAATCCGCGAGTTGCAGGTTTCGGCGAAGGAAAGTTTGCACAGTCCATCAATTAACTGGGGGTGATTTATTATGGCAGAAGGTCGCGCCGGGGCGCTTGAAGATTATGCAACTGCGGCGTTTTCTATGTCTGGCGTGAAGCAAGACATTTCGTTGGAGGATTGGAAAGGCGGCTGGGCTTCTATTGTCGGTGGTCTGAACGGAAAACCGACAAGCCAGCAGTTCAACATGGTCACGTATATTTTGAGTGCCTTGCTGAATCAGGCTATTTCTGACCTGTCTACTGTCAAGAGGACGGCAAACAGCGCAATGCCTAAGAGCGATTTTACGGCGAAGCAGATTGTGTCCCTGCTGGCAGCATACGGGCTGATGAAAGGTTGCGATGCTGATACGGTTGATGGTAAGCACGCGAATGCTTTCGCACCATCTACGCATGAGCATTCGGCAAGCCAGATCACAAACGGAAACCTTCCGATTGAACGCGGCGGTACGGGTTCTGGCACCGCCGCTGATGCCTGCAAAAACCTTGGCGCAATGCGCAATGCGGGCGGCACTTTCACCGGAACGGTATATTTTGCAAACGGCACGGTACATTATGTGACATCCGCAGGTGATGCACACTTTAAGTCTTTGGCAGCGTCGGGTGATATTTCCGCGCAGCGTGTCTACGATGCGGTTTACAACGACTATGCGGAGCTCATGCCGCGTGGCGAGCAGACCGAACCCGGTGATATTATCGCTCTGGATACTGGGAGCCAGACGGAACGGTATATCAAGGCCACGAACCTATCTGGCCGTATCGCAGGAATTCACACGGATGAGTACGCTATGCTCATTGGCGGAAATAAAGTAGCTGAAGGGCAGGATTTCCTTGAGGAAAACCTGCCCGATTTTATTCCGGTGTCCTTAGCAGGACGTGTTCACACGAAAGTGGTTGGACCTGTCCATACGGGCGATTACATCGTTCTGTCCAGCACGCCCGGCGTTGGTCGTGCGGTTGGCTCGTGCGAATCGTACCCGGCAAACAAAATTGTGGGATACGCCTGCGAGGGCGATAACCGAACGGATCTGCGGCTTGTGAAGGTGAGAGTAGGTGGTGTGTGATGGCTCAAAGAAGCACAAAGGTTTACTCGGCCGACTACATAGAACTTAAAAAACAGCTAAACGCTGAACTTAATCGTCGCGGAAAAAGCGAGGGAACAGGGCAAGGCCAGAGCGTTGGAAGTATGGCAGCTTATATCAATTCTTTTTCCGTCACCCCTGCGGCTGGTAAGCAAATCGCCAATGAGCACATCCAGAAAATTACGCAGCCGCTTTCAGCTATCACAGGAAGTTCCATCACCCCGGCAAGCGGGAGTAAGGTTGCAGCTGATATTTTGACACAGGCCGCTGTGGTTCTCAGCCAGCTTAGTGCGATTTCTGAAACATCGGCATCCAGCGGATGCGCTGGTGCGTGCTCAGGGCTTTGTACTACAGGCTGTTATTCTGCCTGCTCCAGCTGTACCGGTTCATGTACGGGCGGTTGTACCGGCTCGTGCACAAAAAGCTGTGCCGATGATTGCACTGGTTCTTGCACCGGCTCTTGCGTGAGTACTTGCACAGGAACTTGCACCGGGTCTTGCACTAAGTCGTGCGCCAATGATTGTGCCAGCACCTGCACAGGAACCTGCACCGGGTCTTGCACTGGCACCTGCACAGGAACCTGTACACAATCGTGCGCCAATGACTGTGGAGGGAGCTGCACGGGTACTTGTACAAGCACTTGTACAAGTACCTGCACTGGTTCCTGCACAGGTGGATGCAATACAACTTGTACCAAAAACTGTGCAAACAATTGTTCCGGAGGTTGTTCTGGGTCATGTTCTGGAGGATGCGACGGGAGTTGCGATGGGTGTTCTAGCACATGCGAAGGCGGATGCAGCGAGAATTGCAAAGATGACTGCTCGTCCCAGTGCGTATCATCTTGCAAGTCAAACTGTGCAAAAGACTGCGGTGGAACGTGCCAGCTTTCATGCGTTCTTAGTTGTGGCAAATCTTGCAAGAACACTTGCAATAACACCTGCGGAACAACTTGCGGGGAGTATTGTAAAACTGCCTGCGACACCGCTTGTACCAGCTGCACTGCCACCTGCGCAGATAACTGCGAGGGTACATGCAGCGGAGGTTGTACTAGTTGCTCTGGCTTTCTTTGGTCCAAGAATTAAGGATAGGGGGAATAGTAAATGGAAGCCGTTCTTCATTTCGCACATAATGCTGACTCTGAGGCGGAGGTATCATATCTCAGAAACCTGCCAATCTTGAAGGTTCTCCAGCAGGAAAACGTAGAAGTGACAGATTGGAATGAGCTTCTTGCTTCTGCTCCGAGCGGTGAAGACAGCCTGTTCTGGTGCCTTGGCTATGCTGGCACTCTTTGCGCTCTTGATGCTACCGATTTCGACAGCTGGTTCATCTACTGCCTTACGGTTGTGGATTCGGCACTGGAAGCTTGCAAAATTGACAATGCGTCCAATGAGCGCAAAAATCTGCTGGCGCTCGGTCTGGCGGCGCGAACGTTCAACTTTGCTGCAAATCCTGTCACAAAGCAGCTAAAATGCGGAGATACGCTGCGGAGCACCGGGGAATATGCCTGCTCCGAGGATGCGGATATCTTTGCTATGTGGTACGTCCTCCGCACGCTTACTGACTACTTGCGCTTGGACTTCAACAACAATCTTCGCGCACTAACTTCTGCGCTTGGAACGATGAACAAGATCCGCGCACGTTACACGCAGATTGTGGAAAGACTTCCCAAGATGGACGCTTGCTGAGAAAGGAGTAGGCTGTGAAAGTTATCGAGCTGAAACCCGAAGAAAGCGAAACCTTGGAACGTGCTTTCTATGAAGCAGACTCTTACGAGAGGCTGATTTCCGTCCTTGGCCGACAGCTGAATACAGAGGCGAGCACTGACGCTAAAGATGTCATCATGCACTATGCGGAACCGTGCCGTGCATCTCAGATGAAACTCAAAATGGTGCAGGATGCAATCGTTTCTCGCTATACCGAGCCAGAGGATAACATAAAAAGCTGTTGGTTCGATATCGCCCGAGGGGAGGTACATCTCCTTGACCCGTAAAAGACATGAAGACTACTCCAACATGGTGCAACGGTTATACACAAGCGGGGATATATCTGCAAACCATGCGCTCTGCAGAAACATCACGTTTCAGGTGACGAGCGGATGCAACCTGCGGTGCTCGTACTGCTATGAGCACCACAAAGGCGCTGAGCACATGAGTATCGAAACGGGTCGAAAGATTGTGGACTATCTGCTCGATCTGTATGAACAGGGCGACTCCGACTTCATCAACCGCAGCACCAGAGCTGTTGTTCTTGATTTCATCGGTGGCGAGCCCCTGCTCGAAGCCGAACTCATCGAGCACATCTGCGACTACTGGTTTTCGGAGTGCTACCGCAGATCCATCCCGCTTGCCCCATTTACCAGAATATCCTTTGCGACGAACGGAAAGCTCTGGTTTAGCCCTGAAGCCCGGCACCTTTTTGACAAGTACCACGAAATGATGTCTGTGACCATCAGCATTGATGGCGTTCAAGAACTGCACGATAAGTACAGAGTGGACGAGCACGGAGTCGGTAGTTTTTCTCTGGCATGGAGCGCATTTCAGGATGCGAAGCACAGATTTGGCTGGCTAAACTCAAAGATGACATTTGTGCCGGGATCTTTCCGGTATATCGCAGACAGCATCAAAATGATGCTGGACGAGGGATGCACCGATATTGCGTGCAACTACGCATACGAACCAGTCTATACGCCAGAGGACGGAAAGCTGCTTTACGAGCAGATGAAGATTGTTTCTGACTACATCGTTTCCAAGCAGCTTGACGTTTCCATCACCATGTTAGATAGCATCCTCGGTGGTAAAACCACAAGCGACACCAATTTTTGCGGCGGAACGGGAGCGATGATGTCATTCGCTCCTGATGGATCTGCGTACCCCTGCATCCGGTATGCACCTATCAGTATTGGCGAGGAAAAATCGAAGAAAGTTCGCTTCGGCAGCGTCTATGATGGTCTGTATACTACAGATGCTCAGCGCAAGGCAAAAGCAGAGCTCGATGCGATCACCCTCACATCGCAGTCTGAGCAGAAGTGCATTGACTGCCCTGTATCTGCCGGCTGTGGCTGGTGCTCCGGCTTGAACTACGAGATGTACGGAACGGCAAACCGCCGCTTTACGGGCATCTGCTGGGCTCATAAAGCCCGCGTGCTCGCAAGTGCATACTATCACAACCGGCGATACATCGAAATAGGAGATTGCCTTCCCATCAAGGCTGAACTGCCAAAAGATGATGCTCTCAAGATACTTCCCGCTGCCGACTATGAAGAGTTTCTTAAAATCGAAAGAGCAGCCCTTCTGAAATTCGCTGATGAAAACGGAATCAGCTGAAAGGAGAATATATGGCGATTCTGATTGCAAGTACCCTGCTGGAAACTGAGACCGAAGCGTGGTACTCATTCTATGTGGACACGATGGAAGATGTCAAAGAACTGCCTACGAGCAAAAGCACAGGTTCATCGTACAAGGTCAAGAAATTCGCAAAGCCGGCCAGTCAGGCATACTGCATCGAAATGGCAGCGCAGTACGTTTTGGATGGAGCTGATGAATGGCGGTTGCTCTACGCGATCCGCGATGATGTGGCAGATGCAATTTTGAAAAACGTCGAAGAAATCAAGCGGCTGGTAGCCAATACCAGCGCTTCAGAGCAGGCCGCAGCGCAGAGTGCATCTGCCGCGAATGCCAGCGCAATCGCGGCCAGTAAGTCCGAAAGAATCTCCACGGAAAATGCGTCTTCTGCGGCGGCAAGCGAGCGTGCATCGAGGGATAGCGCGGCAGACGCTCGAACATCCGAAGGAAATGCGCTGAACTACATGAACCGGACAGCGGACATTGCCAATCGGGTGGCGGGATCGGCGGCATCTATCAATTTTGCATTCGGACCGGATGCCGATGGCCGTTTCTCCTTTTTTGTCCGCAGGAGCAGTTAAAATCACGGAATCCGTGATTCTCTAACAAAAATCAGATTTACAGATGTTGCATGGCTATAATCTGGAAAGGAGTTTCTATGTTCAAAGTTATGCAGCAGTATGGCACCGCAGCCCAGCCGGCCACGGTGTACTACTGCGACGATGAAGCAGACCTGCAGAATATCAAATCTGCACCGATGGGGGCGCAAGCACTGGTTATTCATACAGGAAATATCTACATCGCCGATTCTACCGGGAAGTTTTACCCGATGTAAGGATGGTGGCGTATGATTGATATTTTGACCTACGCAATCGCCCGCAGGAAATCAGCAGCAAAATTGGATGAACTGTATAGTCAGACAAAAGCTGTTGCGGATGCGGCGAAAGATAGCGCAGAGACCAGCAAGGCCGCTGCTGAGACATCGAAGGATCTGCTGAACAAGACGACAGCTGCGGCCCAGCAGGCTGCGGCAAGCGCTGCTTCTGCAAGCTATGCACTTGGCCCGGACGAGAGCGGCCGACTGTCGTTTTTCATCAAGAAAAGCACCTAAAAGGGGGTATAAGAAATGGGTGACACATGGGAACTTATCAATCATCCTATGAGCGATGAAACCGGTCTGAAACTGGCCGCTCAGATGAAACGCCAAAATGACATTTTGGCAGGCATTGCTGCCGGTACTGCCGGCGCAGAATTCGTGGATGCAACATTCCGCGGTCTGCTGGATGGCAAAAATACCACAGAAATCTTCTGGAGCTGGTGGCCGCTGTCTGCCGGTGATGGCGTGACGAAGTATCAGCGCCTGGAACGCTTTGCGAAAATGCTCGCAGAGAGCGCTCGCAGCAAAACCTACACCGTTCGCTTCTACAGTGATGATGTGAGTGGTGATTACACCGGCACCCCGCTGGATGATCTGGCAGACGGGCGTGAAGCGGCTCCGCTTCTGACTGACACCAGCCCGGAAACCGCAGACTGGTCGGAAGAGGATCCTTTCACATGGTACATTCGCGCCAATGCGCTGTCCTTGGAAGATGGCACCATGAACGTGCTGGCAGTTGAGGGTGAAACCGGGTTTGACCTTTCCGGCGAAACCGCACCCGTTTACTGCTTCGCTCTGTCCTTGATGCTGAAGGAGTGGGAGGATGGCGCCTACATCTATAACAGCTGGCGCACCTTCTCCGGTGGCGGTTATGAACCTATGGCTGGTGATGTAGCCCCGGATAAGAGCCGCCGCTGGCTGACATGGCATCCTGCTTTCTACGGCGGTAAAAATTCCAAGGGCGGCATGACCAGCGGTGCTGGACTGCCCCCGATGCCGTGGACAAGCGCCAACGCTGCTATCCCTCTGGCTCGTAAAATCACCGCTTATGATGCCCTGTGGACTGACTGCGACCAGCAGTATGTTCTGGCTCAGTGGCGGCTGCGCCATTGGACGCTGAGCAACAGCGGAAAACTGGAGGGCTGCACGGTCTACAATTACCAGTACACCCCCGCTGCGGCGGAAACCAGCGTAAAGCGTGTGCTTGTGACGAAAGCACAGGGGGCAAATTTCCTCGTGGGCTCTGCTGTGTGTATGGGTGAGCGTGGCGAGAATACGGGGACAGACCGCAACGCGGACTATAATCACAATATCTTCAACTGGGCAAAGATTTCCAGCATTACCAATGTGACTGTGAACGACACTGAGTATGCGGCTCTTAACCTTGAGCTGGATGCTCCCATCGATACTACGACCACGATGCTGGTATCTACTATGCCGTGGGAGTCCGGCACGACAGAGTGCGTGCCGGGTCATAGCGATGGATGCCGCGGGAGCCTGACCAACGGTAAATATCCGTATCGCGTGGCTGGCATCGAGATGCAGATTGGTGCCTACATCGAACAGCTTGACCCTCTGTGGAAGGCCAGCATCGTGGATGATGACCACTGGCACTATGACGTGTTCTCCTGCAAGAGCGGTGAAAAGCAGGTCGGTTCTATTTCTTCTGACTATGCCCAGACTGGCTCCTTCGACCTGAACGACAAGGTGGCTTGGTCGTGGCACTATATCCGTAAGCTGGGCAAGTTGGGCGCGGAAGCCATGATGTATGAAAAGTTCAATGGCAGCGGTTCCACCTATGTACGGGCTGCGTTTGTTTCGCCCGGTTCGGCTGGCCTGTACACCCCGTGGCGCGGTGGCGACCTTGGTGACGGTGCTGACTGCGGCCTGCCTTGCGCGCGTGGCAACTATTCCCC